ATGAAAGAGAACCCCGCTAAACGTGTAGATTCTGATCATAATATCAATATTGATAATGGTGAATGGGTAGATTTATATATTCCTGTCGTTTCTATTGAAGATCAGCCTTTAGTGGATGCTTATTTAAGTAATGTAGAAGGTAGTCAGTTAGAGAATTTAGACGAATTATAATGGAACAAAAAATAGTTTAAAAATGAATTATGGAACAACTAATAAACAGATTTAATAAAGGGTTAAATAAGGATATAAATAAAATTGATGTTCCTCAAGATACTATCTACCATCTTCATAATGGTAGGATAATCTCTGATAAAGGTAATGAGTATTTTGATATTACTAATATAGAAGGAAACACCTTTGAACTAGCTATAACCCAACTATATCCTAACTTTGATATTATTGGGTATGTTACTATAAGAGAGAATATAGTATTATTCTTAGCCGATGTAGGTAATGAAGGATATGGTAAGATTATATTATTATATAATGATAATGATTCCTTCAATCCTATAACTCTATATGAGAATGCTGATTTAAATTTCTTTAAAGGGAACCCGATAGAAATAGATATGGTAGCAGGGAGATATGAATCTCCTGAAGCTATTAAAATTTATTGGAGTGATGGTGTAAATACCCTAAGGTTTTTAAATATAGCTCACAATGTTGGTACAAATGCTTCATTTAGTAGTAATTATACTAGAGTAAATGCAACACCTTTAGAACAATTAGATTTAATATCTGATACAGACTTTACTACACCAGAGTTTATAGGTTATACCTCAGGAAGCTTAAATAGTGGAATGATACAGTATGCTTATAGACTTTACAATCTAAAAGGTAGTACTAGTATATTCAGCCCAGCAAGTGAATTAATACCTTTAACCAGTTATAGTGAAACCTGTGGTACTGCTAAGTTAAGAGGGCAGTCTACAGGTGGTCAAGAAGTAGATACTAACACTAAAAAAGGTATAAGAGGTAAAATAGAGTTAAATCAGACTACAGTAGATGAGTATGATAAAATAGAGATAGTAAGCTTGTGGTATGCTGATAGAGAAGGATTACCTAATGTAACAATCATTGATAGTAAGAGTACTTCCACTACTATATATTTCACCGATACAGGCGGTGTTAGTAACTATGGTACTTTAGAGGTTGAAGAGTATAAAGAAGAAAATTATGATTTTACTTGCCAAACTTTAGCAGCTAAGGATAATAGATTATTTGTAGGTAATATTAATGAACAATATTTTGATGTGAATTATGATGCTAGAGCATTTAGATATGATGGTTCAGAAATTTCTGTAATATATGGAGAAAGCGGTGAGACTAAGTATGTATGTGATTATAGTTTAGGTAATGGTTTTATATTCTTAGAGTGGTCATTAGATCCTACTGAGACTCCTTATACAGGAGCTTATACTTTAACAGGAAAAAGCTATGATGTACTATCTCTTCCGGAGACATTAGATTCTATTAATACAACTAATATTTTAGATTTAGATTATTCTGCGTTAGATACATATAATACAAATCTAACTGGAGAATTAGGGGGTACAGGATATAATATCTCCTATACTTTTGTAGAAGATGCTGTATATAAGATTGAGGATAATATTAAACCAGGATTAAATTCCCCACTTCCTATTACTATGGATACTGCAATAAATGATACAGCAGGTTCAGTTTCTATAAATGGTACTACATATACATTATTAGCTAACGATGATTGGATTAGAGGAAGTAAGAAGAACTTTCAAAGAGATGAGATATATAGATTTGGTATAACTTTTCTTGATGTTAAAGGAAGATCTTCTTTTGTTAAATGGATTGGTGATATTAGAATGCCTTCTATGACTACTCACCCTATTACAATTACTGATAGTGCTGGTACAGATGCTGTATATGCCCTACCTATGTATCCTATATTTAATGTTAGTAATTTACCAACACAGAATGGTCAAGTGTTAGATTATAAAATAGTATATGTTAAGAGGGAGTCTTGGGATAAAACTATTACTACACAAGGAGTAGGGGGAGGAATTATTAGAAAAACTGCTGAGCCATTAGCTTTACATGTGGTGCCTTTTAATGTAACTACTACTAGAGATTATACGGAAAATAACTATATTTCATGGTCAGGGGATCCTGGAAGTTCGTTACTTAATAGACAGATGATAGAGTTTATCTCACCTGATATAAATTTTGATAAAACATTTGCTAAAGCATCGTCATCTAAGTTAGAAATTATAGGTGGATTAAAACATGAAACGTCTTATTCTTCTGGAGGAGGGGCTACAGCTCCTTGGAATGAAAGTCTTAACGCTAATATGGGTTCTTCAGGATATAGATGGGTTAGAAAATATTCCAACTGTGTAGGATTTCCTAAACAAAGTCAAGGTATTGAAGACTTTAAAGTCATGATTCCTGGATCTGAAGCTACCAATAAAGCTGTTGTAGGGGGATTTCAATACGTACATTATATGTATCGTTGGGATGTTGATAACCACCAAGGATATAAAGGCACATCGGCAATAATGAAAATAGATAATGATTTTGTATCTCCTTTAAATGATATTAACTATATATTTATGTTTAATATCAAAGTAAATATTATAGGGTACGGAGGCAATACTTATGAAGATAGACTAACCAATAACTATATAGAAGCTTCTGCTTTAAATAGTGGAATAGCAGATTATGGTGATACTTTTATATGTTATTATGATTATCTACGAACTATATATGCTGATGAACCAGATGCATTAGCTGCCGAGCGTATACAAGAGGTAATATATTTCCCTATAGAATCTAAATACAATCTAGCATATAGATATGATGATTGTTATCATAAAATAATAGATTATCCACCAGAATCGCTTATATGGCTTAATGAGACAGGATATACAGATTTAACACAAGGTGTAGATTTAACAGATTTATATCTTTATGATGATGTTTATTCTAAACTAAGTACAGGAAAGACATATTTACCAAAACCTTTAGATTATTCTTTAAATGGGGTTTTTGATGTAAAAGTAAAATACTCAGATTTAAAGATAAATGGTGAAGAGAGAGATAGTTGGATAAAGTTTAAAACTAATAACTTTAAGGAAGCTCAATCAGAATATGGACAAGTTAAATCTCTAGTAGAATTCAACGATAATATATTCTGTTATCAAGAATCAGGAATTAGTCTAGTAGCTATTAATGAGAAAGAAATAGTTTCTACAGATATAGGAAGTAACCTTATAGTAGGTACAGGTGGTATTTTAGATAGGTTTAAGTATATAAGTACTGAAATAGGTATACAACACAGGAATAAAGTTATTAAGTCCTTAAACGCAATGTATTTCCTTGATCTTAATAAGAAGAAAGTATATACACTAGGTTCTAGTTTAGAATCTTTAGATGATCTGAAAGGGCTGAATTCTTGGTTTGAATATGGGCTATCAAATGACTCTGTGTTAAAAGGAATATATGATTCTAAATATACTGAAGTATTATTGACTATAAGAAATAGAACTGAGTCTTCTACTATCAATAAGTTTTATACTAAACCTTCTGTAACTATTAAGTTCACTGAGGTATTAAAAGGGAACGCCGTTATCCTATCTATTGATAATACATCATATAGTTTTAAAGCAAGTTTAAATAGAAATGATGCCCAATACTTTAAAATTGGTGCTACATTAACTGATACTATAAATAACTTTGTATCTACAGTTGAGAGATATACAGGAAGTAAGTACGAAGTTATAAAAACAGGTGATGAAGTTGAAATTAATGGGTTAGAAGATGGCTTAGGAAATTTCACTCCTTATACTAATATATCAGCAGTCTCTAAAGTTACTCTTGGGGAATCTGTATCAGGAGAGGATCTTAGTCCTGCGCTTATAGATCTTACTGATAATATCACTAAAGATAACACTACAATCTTCATGGATTGTTATGCTGGTGGATTAGCTGATTGTTTTGAATTAATAGTTGGTCCACATACTTTACAACAAGTTCTTATAGGTAATGATGATACAGTAGCTTCTTCACATATATCAGATACAGATTATCTTGGCGGTGGAGTAGCATCTAGTAATTTTTATTACCCAGCAAATGCTGCGGGTGATGAAGTACTTGGAACTAGCGGATGGGACTTAGATGCTTATGCTCAAGATGCCGTAACTGAGACAATTACGTATCCTGACCCTTTTAATGATGATAAAATGCCAAATAAAAATAATGGTATTTATTATAATGAATATACATGTAGAAAATGGGCAATACACCCTAATTACTCAGAAAATGTGTATCCTATAGTATATAACCATAACCCTTTATTTATAGGTAGTGCCAATGTAGTTGATTCTGTAGGAACACCAATACAACATAATGGTGGTAATTTAACTATTCCTACAGGAATTGCTGAGTTTCATGCAGCAGTAGGAGCAGATCTAGGGACCGTTCCAATGATGACAGTTAGTGGTGTTCATACAGGGCTAAGTACCGCAGTCGGTGGTACAGATGATCTTGATGGTGATGGGTATAAAGATATAACAGCACAACAAAGAATATGGGCTGTCGGATTAAATATTGGAGATCATGTATATGCTAGAGTTTGGGGTGGAAATATGAAATCTGGATATGAGGTCAGTATTGGGAAGTATGTTATGGATAATGGAGACATAGACATAATTGGTATAAGAGATATTTCTATAGTTAAAGAAGAAATAATAGACTTTAGAAATAATTCAATGTTAGATGCTAATAGAGTTGGTAATATAGTTAATGTAGAAGATACTGAGTATTATAATATACATAAAGATCATAAATATGATTTTGGTGCATTTAAGGATACTAAAGTATTAAATATTAATCCTGACAGTTATGAGATTGATGTTATTAATGATGGCATTGGGGAGAAGAATATAGATCTGACCTACTATGCTAAATATAATGATAATTTCACACTGGCTTATAATGAGGCTTTACAAGCGTTTACAGGTTTCTATGACTTCTTGCCAGAGATGTATATCAAATTTAATAAAGGCTTCTTTACAACAGAGGATTATACGTCTTTATTTAGACATAACATAGGGGTAATGTGTGTATTCTATGACAGAGATCCTGTAGACACTTATATGGACATTATCATTACAGATAGTAGTTCAATGGTTAAAGAGTATAATAACTTTGAATTTTACTCGGAAGTATTGGAGAATGGTAAAACTATTGATAATGAAACTTTATACTCCATACAGGTGGAGAATGACTATCAGCAAAGTGAAGAGGTATTATTATATCCATTATCTGATGATACAGATATAAGAACATCAACAGTTGGTGAAGTGGCTAGAGAAGATTTAGAGACCATTAGGACTGAGTTTTATACTGAGGGAAATAATATACCTAGTCCAGACATGACCAGATTTAGAACTAATGGTATTGATGATCCTTATCTATTAGCTAATATAAGAAGAAATATAGATCATTGGAGAACTACAATTCCTAGAGATATTATATTTAGAGAAGAATACCTTATTGGTGATTATAACATAGCAGATTATGCACCAGATGACTATTATGTATTTTCTACAGTAGATCAAGGTGTATATAATGACTACGATAGACTAAGAGGTCCTTTCTGTAAGATGAGATTAAGATTTAAAAACAATAATGATAGAAGATTAGTTTTACATAAACTATCAACTTTCTTTCAAAGAATAACTATATAATATGAGACTAGATCATTACATTTTTGAAATAAGAGCCATGCTTCCTAGTGATTGGGAACATGTAGACGATAGACTTATAATCCAATGGCTTAATTCACAGAGAGCTTTATGGTTAAAGAATGAGTTTAATCAAGGTAGGACCATAGATGATAAACTAACACAGTCTATTAATCTAAAAACTAACTTAGTTAATTCTTCTACAGTACCGGGAATAAAAGCCAGTCATGTATTACTAAAGAGTACTAAAGATATCCCTTATACTATAATTAAACACCATGAGAATTCTATTACATCTATACGTAATCCTGACTTACTAGGTATGCCTTTTAATATAGTATCAAGAGAAGATGCTATATACTCAGGTAATGGTAAACTGAATACTAGAGATATATATTGTTTCTTATACAATAAATTTTTGTATATTAAGTGCCAGAAAAGTAACCCTTCTATAAAAATTATAAATAATGTAGTAATAGAAGGTGTATTTGAAGATCCTTTAGATGTAGCAGAGAATTATAATAGTGTAGTAGATTTTGATTATAGGAGTTTTGAATACCCTATATCAGATGCTTTATGGAACTATATGAAAGATAAAATGATTAATAATGGACTAATAGTTATACAGAGTGAGCAAACAGAAGAAAGGGGAGAAGACTCCTAGTGATTTCTTAACTCCAGAGATATATAAATTTTATACCAGTACCTGTTCAAACAGGGTTACTGGTGTACAATTTAGTAAGATTATCGGAGAGTTTAACAAGAGGTTAGTACAGAAGATTTATGAAGGGTTTGTATTTGAAATGCCTGCTCACTTAGGGCAGATAGGTATTAGAACTTCTGAGATAAAGCTAGTGTTTGATGAGGAAGGTGAAATAGATGCTTCTAAATCTAAAGTAAATACAGATTGGGGAGCTACTTTAAAGTTATGGAAAGAATATCCAGAACTAAAGAATAAGAAATATGTATACCATCTTAATATTCATACAGGGGGTAAAAATTATACTATTAAATGGAAAAAGGTTTTTGCTTCTCCTTTTGTACAGAAATATAGATTTGCTCCTGCTAAAGCTTTCAGAAGAGGTTTTACAAAGTATATTAATAACAGTAAAAAAATAATAGAATATTATGATATCTAATTATGTAAATATAGATTTAATACTTGAAAGAGTAAATACAATAAAGATTCCTGGACAAAAGTATAATATAGCTGAAGTAAAAGAATGGATATATCAAGCAATGTCTAAGATAGGAACATTAACAGAATTTGTAGATGCTAAGATTGAAGTAGAAATAAAAGGTTGTAAAGGACTAATACCTGCTTCTATACACACTATACATTCTGTATTAGAAGGAGAATCTGAATATAATATGGATAAATTAGATTCTAACGCTGCTTTTAAACAGCTTACTTATAAACTAAATGCTGGATATATCTATACATCGTTTGAGACAGGTAGTGTAATATTTAATAGCAAGATGTTTCCTATAGATGATGATGGTAACCCTTTAGTTCCTGATACAGAAGAGTTTATATCTGCTATAGTTTCTTTTATTAAATTACAACTAGCTACAAGACTGTATTATCAAGATAAACTCAGTAGCGATAAATTTACCAGAATAGAAAGAGATTGGCACTATGATATAGCTAATGCTGTAGGTTCTTCTAAAATGGGTACTGATGATGAACTTTCTACGTTGATGAATAAGACTCTCAAATCTATACCTAATTATTATAGACATAAACCTAGAGGATAATTAACTTTATTAATACAAATAACAATGAAGAAGAAAAATAGAAGTAAAAGTAAATATAATAGGTATACTAAAGATAGTACTATCGAAAGAAAAGTATTAGCTAAATATGGACTACCTGCTGACTATAGAAGAGAACTTAGTGATGGAGGATCATTCCAAGCAGATGAACCACAACAGAATAGAATGTCTGCACAAGATGCTGGTAGATATGCTAATTATGCGCAGGCAGGTTACCAGGGGTATCAGGCTATAAATCAAGATGACCCTAATGCTGCTAAAGCAGCTGGGCAACAAGCTGTAGATACTGTAGGTAATGCTTTTCCTATTTATTCTGGTATATCTAAAGTTAGTAATGCTGCTTTTAAACAAGACCCTGAGACAGGAGCTTATAAAAGCGATGCTGCTGCTATTGCTAGTTATTCTTTTAATCCTGGACAACAAATAGGGCAGAATATTAAAAGTTATAAATCAGGCAATAAGAAAGAATCAGTATTGGGATTATTTGCCCCGTATGCTGGATTGAATGCACAGAAAGAAGCTAAAGCTGACGAAGAAACTAGAGAAAGAGAGTATCAACTAGCTAATGCTACAACAGGAGTTAGAGGAGGTAATGGTCAATCATTCTTCCCACAACAGAATGTTACAGCAGGTGGAGTTAGGACATTAGGGAATGGTGGACAACTTACTCAGTATAATGGATTTAAGCATGAACAAGGAGGAATACCTCTAGGAGATACAAATGAAGTTGAAGATGGTGAGACTAGATATGATGATAATATCTTTAGTGATTCTTTAAAGTATAATAAGAAACATACTTATGCGCAACATTCTAAGAAGATAGAGAAAGACTTTTCTTTAAGAAATAATGATAAATTTAGTGATGATGCTAAAGAGCAGAAATTAAATTCTCTATTTGAACATCAAGAATCATTTAAAGCTCAGAATGAACCTGTAGAGCAGGCTATGTATAGAAATGGTGGTAGAATTAAACATAAGTTTGGTGAGACATTAGATACTACTAAACAGTTAAACATAGATCAACCTAAAATTACAAAAGGTAATGGAAAAATAACAACTATAGATCAATTACTTGCTGCACAAGATGCTGGTGAAGGATTTACGGAGGAAGGTTTTGATACTATAGATGTACCAGGATTACAAGGATATGATGAAAAGATACATGGTAATTTAAAGGGGTGGACTAAAGATGGTAAAGTATATATTAAACCAGAGCAAAGAGCTGAAGTGTTAGGTAAATATGGTCCAGAAAAAGCAAAGGAATATATGAGAAATGCTTTAGATGCTGGAGATATTGAAAGAGCTTCTGGTATTGGGTTAGAAAAGTACTTTGATGAAGTGATGGCAGAAGATGATTACAAGCATTTAGGTAAGAAAACAGTTTTTAAAAGAGATAATCCTACATCTAAAATAGATAGTGGACCATCCCCACAACCTAAAGCAGTACCTAAAGCAGTACCTGAAGCACCAGAAGCTGAACCTTTACCAGTTAATGAATTAGATCCAATCAGACCTGATTACTTAGGTATGGCAGGGTCAGTAGTCCCAGGAGCATTAGGAGCTATTGGTAATATGGCTTTAGCAAATCAAGTTAATTATAAATCTCCAGGATTAGAACAAGTAAGATTACAACACTTAGATCCTACAAGAGCTTCACAAGAGATTAGAGGAGTTTATGCAGGAGCTAATGAAGGTATTAGACAAAATGCTAACGGTGTAGGAAATTACATGGCTAATCGTCTTGCTAGTGCATCTGGAGAGAGTAGAGGTATATCTAATGTTTATGCTGATTATGATAATAAAAATGCTAGTATAGATAATACAGAAAGATTAACTAACTTTAGTGCTAAGAATAGGTGGCACGAAGTAAATGCTGATATTAAAAACCAGGAAACTCAAGATCGCATTGGTTATAGAGCCGAGGCATTTAATGAAGGTATATCAGGTATTAGTAGAGGAGTAGCGTATGGTTTAAATGACCAGAGATGGCGAAGAGAGGTTCCTTTAATGCAGGAGAATCATACTTTAGGAGTAGATCCAATAACAGGAGAGTATAAAGTTGCTTCTACAGATAATGAGGTAAATAAGATGAGTGGTTGGAACAGGTATCAACAATCTAACGATCCAAGACATACTCTAGTAGGTAGTGGACCAACTCCAAACTATGGACCCAATTCCTTAATGCCTAAAGGTAGAGGTAATAATAATACTTATATAGGAGGTTTTGATAATACTAGAACTAGGAAAAATAATGATGATGCTTTAAATATATATGACCCATTAGATTCTTTAAGAAATGGTGGACGCTATACTAGATATAGGTAGTATTTAAGATACTAATATTGTGATTAACAAAGGTTAATTATATTATTAGTATCTTTGTATTAATTTAAATATAAAAATATAAAATTATGGCAGATTTACGCTACGTCACTGCAGGAAAAAATTCTGCACCATTAAAAGGTAGATGGGATGATAAGATATTCCAAGAATCACTAGATAGAAGTCAAGGAAGATATGATGATTCAGTAGCAGCAAGAGAAGCAGCTTTAACTGAGGCTTTAAAGAATGGATTTGTTTCTACACAAGATAGAGATGTATTTGAAGCTCAAGCTAGGCAGAAGTTTGAAGATGTAAGTACTAAATATTCAGGGGATTTATCAGCGGGGAGAGACGCTATAATGAGTACTGTTACTGATGTTAGAACAGATCCTTATGTGAATGCATCTAAACAACAATTAGAAGCTCTACAACAACAACAAGAATTAGTTAATAGATATGGTGCTAATGCATATATGTCTAAAGGTAATGATATAGCACAAAGTAGAATATATGATGAACAAGGTAATATTGCTAATACCTCATTTCAACCAAACGTGTTGAATCTACAAGACTTCTATAAAACAGGCGCATTGCATGGTCAGGAACTAGCTAAGTCTAAATTTAGTGGGATGAGAAATTTAGGTAATGGTTTCTTAGAACAACAGTATGGGCACAGATCTCCAGAAGAAGCTGTTCGGTATATACAAAATAATCCTGGTGATATAACCTCTATACTAAAATCAAGAGGTGTAGATCCTAACGATCCTAGATTAAGAGAGGAAGTAGCTAGAGGTATTATGGAATCTAGTATAGGTAAAACTACTATGCAAAAAGATCCTAATTATATAAGTGATATGGAAGCAGCTAAATTTAAGTTATCTAAAGATAAGGTAGAGTGGGAAAAAACAAAATATAAAGCAGCCCAAACAGCGGCTGATGAAAAAGATAAAGCGGCTGATGATATTTCTTTTGATAAAGATAGAAACATTCAAGTTTTTAATGATGGCAAGGCTGAAAAGATAATTGGGACATCCAGCGAATTAGCTGCGAAAAAAGAATTACTAGCTGTAAACAAAATTAAATTTACAGATTTAGAAAATGCTATTAATGATGCTAAAGGTAGCGGGGAATATTATAGTGGAGAACTCTATGATAAAATACCTGTACGTAATCCGATGTATGAAAAAATATACTTAAAAAACTATAAAGAGGCTGAAGACGCTTTAAATAAAAGGCTAAAAGAAGTAGATGCAGAAATAGAACCTATAGAAGAACAAGAATCAGTGAAATATACAGATTATAGAAATGACCCAGCTTTCTATGATGAGAGCGGCAATCTTATACCAAATGCGAAATATATAAAAATGAAAGAAGATAACGATAATGAAAAAAAGGGTATCTTTGAAAAAATGAAAAAAAATAACCAACTAGCTTTACGTAAAGAAAAAGCTAATATTATAAATAGCTTAGATCTATCTAATGAGGAAGGGTCTTTGTATAAATTACAAGAGGGATTTAGAAACGGAGATGGTATGGTAATAAAAGACGCTAAAGGTAGTCAATGGGGAGTACAACAGCAAAGAATGGTTAATCCTACTACCCCAGAATCTTATAGTAATGTTATTAACCAATATAGTAAATTAAAACAAACATTAAAAGAAGATGAAGAATATATTGAGCAATTAGACTCCAAACAAACAGAAGAATATTGGAAATATAATGGGACCGAAAAGAAAAATATAGATCCAAATTTCAGAGTATCTAATGTTGAAGATGGTAGCGAGAGGCTTAGATTTTTAACATCTAGAGATGCTTCTAGGGAAGTAGAAGTAGCTTCTGTGAAAATGTCTAAAGTTACAACTAAAGGGTTTAATACTCTTACAGATAAATTAGATAATAAATCTAATATATACTTTGACCCTATTAAAAAAGTTTTCAGGAACGAAGACGGTGGAACGGAAGTTTCATTTGATGATATTAGAAAAAATCTAAAGAAAAGTACAATAGATGTTGTAAATGATTATCTTGAATTAATTGATCTTGCATATAAAGGGTCTAAAGATTTAAGTTTAAATACAGATTGGGAAACAAAAGGTCCTGGCAAAACAACATATAAAATTAATAGTAGTGAGCAGTATGCTGAATATTGTGAATCTGGTAAGTTTACTAAACCTACTATAAAGATTAAAGTAGGACCTGGATATGAGGAGAAAAATTGGAAAGAAATCTCTGTAGAAAAGATTATAGATAATATGATGAGATATATAATTGCAGCTAGAAACCCAAAAATTACAGAATCTACTGTTAATGCAAAAAAATTATAGTAATAAAAAATAAATAAATTATGCCAGTTATAAGAGATCAATTTCCTGAGAACGGTTACTTAAATGAGGAAACAGGTGAAATATATAATTCAGAAACAGGAGAAACTACTCAGTATGATCCTGGATATACAAGAAGAGCTTCCTACCAAGATATATTAGAATTCGAGAATGAATTATTAATGCAAGATGATCCGGATATAGGGTTTGGGGAATCTGATTATGATGAGGGGTTTAATATAACACCTAATTCTACCGCAGAAGAGTTAAATGATTATAGAGCTGCTAAACAAGGTGTTGGGAGTAAGTTAGCAGCAGGAACCGGACAATTGCTTGTTAATGCAGGAACTACTATATTGGATGATCTAGTAGGTACTCCTGTTGGAATTGCTCAGGGGATACATGGATTGAGTCAAGGAGATGGGTTCTTTAATAGCTATATTAACAATGCTGTATCAACAGGGTTAGATGAGTTTAGAAAAGAAGTTTATAAAGAGTTACCTATATATCAATCAGAAGATAGCCAAGAAGAATCTGCTTTTAAAAACATGGATAACTTTACTAACTGGACTGCTAATACTTTAGGGAGTGCCGGGTTTACTGTAGGTAGTGCAGTAAGTTCTATAGCATTTGCAGGTGGATTATCTAATATTATGAATATCCCTAAGTTAGCTAAGTCTTTAAGTAAGAGTTTGGCTACTAAGGGGACAGCAAAAGATGCTGCTAAAGCATATTCTAACTATCTTAAGGGAGAAATATCTGTAGCAGAATTATCTAAAGAAAGTAAAAAAATAATTAGTACTTTAAAAACCAGAGAAACTGCTACTAAATATCTGGCTGCTGCACTAGGTACCGGTAGTGAAGCTAGAACAGAATCTATAAGTGCAGGTGAGGAGTTTATAAAACAAAATCAGGAATTAGCTAAACAAAGGGCACATGAAAAAGCTATGGAAGCTTCTGCTAAAGCAGGGTATGGTGATCCACAAGCAATTTATGATGCAGTAGTTAAAGAAGAATACGAGAAAGAATTAGCAATATTAAATAAGCAAGCAGAGGCAGTTAGAATGACTACCTATGCTATTAATACTGCTATACTTACAGCAGGAAATGCTTATCAATTAGGTAGATCTTTAAAACCTGGATATGTAGCTGATAAGAATAGTTTTAATAAACTAATAAAAAAGGGTAGTGATGGTATTTTTACTAAAGAATTACCTAAACATTTCAATAAGCTTAATTATGCTAAAGCTATATTAAAACCTACCTCAGAACTTGCTGAAGAAATGAGTCAAAAAGGTGCTAGTGAAGGTGCTATTAACTTTAATTCATCTAAGTATAAATACGATAAGAACTCTACCCGGTTTTCTATAAATGAAGGTATTGATGCTATGGTGTCTACTCAAGGATGGAATGAAGGATTATCAGGATTTGTAACTGCTGCTATAGGCTTACCTACAATTAAGACTAGAAGAAATGCTCCTAGTTTTGATATTGATGGTAATATGCTAGAAGAAGGTTCTAAAACTAGAAAGTTAGAGATGGCTGGTGGTATTGCTGGGGATTTAAAAGAAACCCGAGATAAACTACAAAGAACTCAAGACTTAGTTGATTATAAAAATAAAGTTGTAGATGATAATAAAGATGCTTTAGGATATATTGATAGAGCTAAAGATATTACATCTGCACAAAAACAAGCTTTAGAGGATAACGATACATTTACTTTTAAAACTTTAGAAGATGATGGATTATTAAACTATGCTTTTAGTACAATTACTTCTGGTGAATTTAATGAATCTTTAGAAGATTTAAGTGCTTTAGGTGGAGTTACAGAAGAAGATGCTACATATATTAGAGATAGTTCTAAAATAACTCCAGGTGATAAGACAAAGCAAATAGAAGAAGAAGATACTAAAGCTAAAGATCTGTTAATTAAGGCTCAACCTATGGTTATTCAACAATATATTATAAATAACAAAAATCTGAATGATGAAGTAAAAGCAAAAATAGAAGAAGAGAATGGTGAAGCACTTGCAAATATTACAGATCAATTGCAAGAGATAAGTACTGATACACAAGATAAATTAAAGGAGAATGCAAAATTAACTAAAGATGATACTATAGATATTTATAGTCATCTACCTACTGATAAGGAACTTGCAGATCACTTAAATAATAATACTAATGAAACTGTAGCTAGACTTAAAAAAGTTAATGAACTATGGAATGTATTTAATTCAAGATTAGATAATGATTTATCTAATGATGCTAAAGAAGTACTAGTAAGAGATCTATATCAAGCTAGTAGATTAGAAGAAAGAGAGAAAGATATTACTGATAATTTAGAGAATGAAGCCAAGATTGTATCTGCTACTACTATAGGTAACTTATCTAAGTTTACTGATAATAGATTAGATTTAGAATCTAAGTTATCTACGTTATCTAAGAAACAAAACCAGATAAAGTCTACAATATCTAGGTTAACTAATAATTCTGAAAAACTCAATACTGATTTATACTCATTAAATGAGGATGTAACCGAAAAGGTAACTAAATTAAAGGATGAATTAGTAGATCTTAATAATGGAATTTTTGATATAAATACAGAACTTAAAGCTAATAAGGATTTAGCTGAAGAATCTATAAATAAATCTGATGACATAGTATCTAAAATAGATAATATTTCTAAGAAGTTAGAAGAATTGACAGATCTAACAGAAGATATTACCAAAATAGAATCTTTATTAGAGCAAGTTAAAGGGGAGAAGTTCTCTAATCAGAGAAATACTGATAAACTATTAGATAGCTACCCAGATCTTAAAAGATTAAAGGGCGAGTATGTTACTAAATTAAAAGAATTAAAATCGGAGTTAAGTAATATAGAAACAACTCTTCCTGAAAAGGCTAATTTGAATAACTTAACCGTAGAAATTGAAAAGGTTAACAAACAATTAGACGCAGAATTAGCTAAGAAAGAAGAAAAAAGTGAAGAAAATATTAAAAAGTATAAGACTTCTTTAAAAGAGCTTTCTAAAGAAAAAGAGCAGAAAGAAAAAGCGTATAATAAGACTAAGCAAACTATAGAGAAGTTAAATAAGAAAGTTGCTGATAAAGCTGCTAAACTAAAAAGAACTGCTGATAAATTAGAAAAACAACTAGAGAATAATGAGAAGTCTCAAAAGTCTATAGATGATTTAAAGAACTCTATAGAGGATCTTAAAAAGTCTCAAGAAGATTATAAGAAAGATATTGAAAATGTAGCGGACTTTGAGAATATGTCTATATCAGATAAGATAGAGTTTGTAGAAGATGCTATAACTGCGCATAATGAATTAGAGGCAGAAAAGCAAAAAGAAGCTAAACTGAACCCTAACTATAGATCTGTATATAAAAGCTTAGAAGATTTAAAGAATATTAAAGATGCTAAAGTTAATTTTATAGCTGAGTATAATCTAGCTTTACAGGCTCCTAAACAATTTGAAAATGCTTTAGAAGAAAGTAAAAAAACAATTGAGAAAGAAGCAGAAGCTCAAAAGATTAGAGATAAAGCAAATATAAATAAAGTAATATTAGATACCGGAAATGAGTATACTGATGGTAGTTATTTTTATAGTAAATTAGATGGTATTTATTCTAAATATACTAAGGATTCTGAAGGTGGTTTAACTAAAGTACAAAAACTTACTGATGAAGAATTGGCAAATCTTGATAACCTAGAAAGTAGTATATCTAAGGTGAATGGTGGTACTGAAGGTACTTATGATGGAATGTCTGGTACTTTACATTTAGATGAATTAGATATACAAGAAGAAATAAATGAGGAGTTAAATCCTTCTGAAGAATTATTAGAAAAATCTGAATTTAAAGAAGATGATGTTGCACCAGAAGAGTTAAATGAAAAAACTGCTGATGATATAGCTAGTGAAGAAGCATTCAAGAAGGAGCAAGAAAAGATTGCTGCTATCTCTGTATTAAGTGATTATAACTTTAGTACATTGGTAAAAGGTAAAGGAGTTAAAACTCCAGCTAGTTCTGAGAATACTTTAGACAATGAAGGTAGAGAGAAGATATTATCAGCTATAGCTAAAGAGTTTAAGTACGAGTCTATACCATCTATGATTAGGGGAATTGCTGAATCTCAAGGTTACACTAACTTTGCTAGAATAACAGTACCTTATTCTAAAGCTTTAGCAACTAGTTTAAAGACTTTTAGTATTCCATTTTACCATGATAAAACTGGTAAGGTTATTAAAATCACAATAATTAAGAAACCTAAGCATGAAATAAAGTATAAAAGAATTAAGATTTGGAAGATTACAGGTAAATATTCTAAAGCTGATAAGAAAAAGGGTGTTACAGAAGGTGATCCTATATTTGCTAAGGTTAAATTTAATGGTAACTTATACGGTAAAGAAGCTACTAAAGTAAAGTTTATTAAAAAGATAAATGATAAGAGAGTTTTAGTAGAATATGAAGGAAAAGAATATTTTGCTAATGTAAAAAGTATAACTGAAGAAGATAACCCTTTAAAGAAATATAGTTATTTTGAATATAAGAAGAAATTCTTTAGAAAAGAAACCGATGAGAATGGTGAAGTATATTATACTACCAACAAATGGGAAAAAGGACAATCTACTACTGTAAATGTATCAAAAGAAGACTTTGATAATGTTAATAGATTAGATGGTAAAAAGTTTCCTGATGCTACTACTACTAATGGATGGATAATTGTTACTACACCTACACCAAATTTTACTAAGTATAATAAAGAGACGGGTAAGAATGAACAAGCTTTAAAACCAGTTTATAACTTAGAACTTCTTAAAAAAGTTGAAGATAAAGGTACTTATTATGTAATGAGTAATGGTAAATTCAATGAGGCTGTATCTATATATAAAACAGGTAGGTTTGTAGCAGATAATGGTAAAGTATATAAATTAGATAGATTTGGTGTAGCTAAATTTGTTTCTACAGAAGATAAGAAGAAAGAATTAGAAAAGTTACAAAAGGAAATACCTAATTTAAACCCTTCTACAATTGCAATTGGTAAAGTTGAAGGTAAACAAGTGAAATTACTACTTTCAAAAGATGGTACTAATGGTTTATTAAACCAGACTAGAACTTCTATGGAGAAAAACATTCCTCTTAAAGAAAAGAAGTCTGCATTTGAACCTTCTACAGGAGTACTTGGTGATTATAATAAGGTTATAACTCCAGGATTAACTGAAGAAGAAAAGAAACAAGCTGTAGAAGACTTCCAGAACAATGCTACTATAAGAAGCCAGAATTGGATTAACTCTAAAGCTAATAAAGATTTACTTAAACATACTTTAACAGTTGTTAATGAAGAGACTCTAGGATTAAAAGGAGATGTTTTTAAAGGTTTATATGGAATAGTAACTGATAAGAAAGGTAACTACCTTACTTATGAGTTTAAGGATGGTAAATACGAAGAAAAGTCTATTAAACCAAGTGACACAGACTTCACTAAAGATCAACTTGTATACCAACCTCTAGGGTTACCTTCTAGCTTAGGAATAGCAAATGAAGAGGGTAAGTTCTTTTTAACACACAATGGCAATAAACAACATTTTAATAGTACTAGTAAAGAAGTAGTAGAGAATGAGATTAAGAGATATGAGGATTTATATGATAGATTAACAGAATCCGCTAAAACAGATAAACCTGAATCATTGTCAGTAAGTAATAAAGTTTCTGGTAAGATGGTTATGGAACCTAATAAAGAGTTATATTCTGTAAAGGATACTTTAGGTAAGCTAGAAGACCATACTTTAGGAATTATTACAGACCAATTTATTGTATTAGGTAACTCTTCTTACACAGGAACTCCAGGATCTATATTAGTTGTTAATAAGAATAATGATAACAACTTTGTATTACAGTCTAAAACTTTAGATAGTAATGATGTAGAAGTATTGAATAAAATACTAGAGACCCATGTATCTAAATTAACTATAGATGATGAAGGTAAAGTTCAATTGAATAAAGAATCTCATCAAATTATAGAAAATGACGAAGGATCTTTATTTCTTACAGACCTTATTAATGAAATTGTATACTTCCAAGATGTTAATAACTTAACAAGAGCAGGAAGAGAAGCTTATAAGATATTACTAGGAAATATAAAAGATACAAGAAAAGAAGCTCTTAAACTTATAGCAAGAAATGAAGATTCTGAAGAACTACAAGGGTTAATTCAGGAGTATAAAGATTTGAATTATGAAAAAGAATTACTACTTAGGAATGAAGACTATTTAGATTATTCTAAGAGTAATGACTACTTATTCCATTTTGTTTCATCTAAAATTATTCCTGGTGGTCAAATAAAGATAGCTGGTGAGATATATAACTTATTAGATGCCGAAGCATTTGCAGAAGGGAAAACTGTTTTAAATCCAGAAGTAACTGCTGCTTTAGAAGAATTACCTAATAAAGGATTTTTAAAACAGGTAAATAAAAATAATCTAAATAAGGATAGGGAATATGATAATCTAATAATTAAAGATGGTGAATTATCTATAGATACCCATGAATCTTATGAACAGTTTATTTGGGATAATGTATTAGTAAGCCCTCAAACACAAACCACTAATTTTAATAATGAGGGAATAGACTTACCTACTAAATTTAATCAATATTTATTATTCTCTAATGATCCTGTAGAAGTTCCAAAACCTGAAGGTAAAAAGGAGAAACCAGAAGGTAGTGATGATACTAACGGAATAGGAGAATTAGATATTGAATTTACTAGTGGTATTTCAGGAAAGTTAGATGCTATAGTACCAGTACTGACTGAACTTATTGATAACCTTATAAAATTTGGTAACAAAAATGTAACAGATCTTACGGAAATAAATGCTATAATTGAGGCCCTTTTACCGCTTAGTAATTTAATTGAAAATGATTTTGATATAGCCAAGACTATTGAAGATTATACTAAGAAGTCTGGGTTACATAAAGGTCTTGCAGCGGCAGAAGTATTAAGTCAGTTTAAAGAACAACTAGTTTCTCCTAAAAAGAAAAAGGTAGTGAAGAAAGTTGAGAAGACTACTGAAGAAAAATCTAATGACAAAGGTAAGAAACCCTCAAAATTTAAAATAGAAAAATCTACAGAGGGTGATGTAGAGGATGATGCTCTTAGAAAAGTACTATCTTCTTTTGAAGGTGTTGAGAATACAGAAAAACTTGATAAATGGTGGAGATCTAAATTAAGTAGCCCTTTAAAAATATTAAAACCTATATTAAATTCTAATGCATACGGTTATGTTAAAGATAATGTAGCTTATGTATATAATAATGCTGAAGTTGGTACTAGGTATCATGAAGCATTTGAAATAGTATGGGGACACCTTTTAACTAAGAAAGAACAATCTAGGTTGTTAGAAGAAGCTAAAAATGATCCTTACTTTACTAAAGAGATAGCAAAGCAAAGTAAATTATATACTGGAAAGTCAGAGAATACTATTATAAAAGAAGCTCTTGCTGAGAAGTTTAGAGACTTTGTATTAGATGATGGAAAATTAGTTAGATCTAAATATAATAGAAAACAGCACACATTCTTTAAAAGGGTTTGGAGTTTTATAAAAGATTTCATACGTAAGATAGAAGGTACTGAGTCTACTATAGCCGATATTGAAGATGTATTTAATAAAATACAACAAGGATATGATAAAAATGCAAAAGTAAAAAACAAAAACTTTTATGCTGAAAGAACCATCGAAGGATTAAATGAGGATATGACACATTCCGTATTGAATAATATGAACTATTTCTTTTTTGGGTTATTGTACCAAGATAAATCAGGTGCTGACTTAGCACAAGCCATGAAAGAAAAAGTTACTCCTGAAGTATTAAGTGAGATATTACCTAAAATAAAGAGTCGATTTGCTATATTATTTAAAAAATATGCTTCTGAGTATAACAGCATAATTGATGATATGGAGTATAATAATGCTACTATAGATGACTTAGATTCTGAAGATAGCCTATACTTTAATAATTTAGAAACTAAGGCAGGTAACATAGAAACTACGTTAAATAATTGGGGTATTAAAAACGGTGTAGCTCAGAGATTTATAGAGAACTTAGCTACATTTGGATTTGAAGCTGTAAGCCAAGAAAAAATTAATGAAACTGCTGAAGATGAGACATTACAGACCGGTGGTAGAACAGATACATTTAATTCTAATGCTACATTAGAAATGTCTGCTAAAGCCTCTACGTCTACTGTAATTAAGTTTATGTTGGGAACATTGGCTAATACTAATTATAGGGATGGTAAAAATAAACTAAAATACGATAAATATGGGTTATATCAAACTATAGATTTTAACCAGGCTTTTGGTACTTTAATAGGTAAACTAAGTGGAACTGTTTCCATGACTCAGATGGAAAGTGTGTTAACTAATATAATGGAATCTTCTGATGATTACCAATGGCTTCCTAATATATTTAATAGACTGATGTTAGATAATGCTAAGAATCCTCAGAAAACGATGTCTCCCCAACAGTTAATGAATATTAACCAGTTCTGTCAAGTTTTTGGTAAGAATAGGAATAATATGTTCACTATGATTCTTGAGGAAGGTGGTAACTTTACTACAGTAGATTCTAACTCTGATTCTATTATAAATAGAGTTACTGAGAAATGGACTACTAATGCACTTCCTTTCTATAAGAAACATGTTAAAGATGAGAAGTTTAATATCACTAATGAGAATCTTATAAATGATATTGAATATGCACAAAATTTAGCTATTAATAATAAATACTACTTTGAAAGAGTTACTGATGTATTAGCTGAATTCGGGATAGAATTTTCATTTAACCTAAAAGTGTTAGAGAATAATGAAGAAGATTTAGCAATGTTTAAATCAAACTTTACTCATTTAACAGACCAGATACTAAAAGGTAAGGATTATTTCTTCTCTACCTCCGTAAGTTCTGATTCCCAAGGATATATGTACAAGTTTTTGAATTTAGAAGCAAAGTATGGTTTAGATGTAGTTGAAAATTCTTATTTAACTTCTGATGGTAAACTTATTTACTTGAATACTTTAAATAATTCTATGACAACAACTATTAATAGAATTAATTTTATTAAAAGATATGCTAAATCTAAAAAAGACTTCTATAAACAAGTAGCTGAATATTTACCTCATATCTCAGAAGATAATATAAATATGGAAAATTCTTATCTATATGAAAACTTATGGGAAACAGATTTATCTTATTTTATTTTAGATTCCATAAAAGAGGATTCTAATGGTGGAATGCCAGTAGCTTTTCCTAGAATGGATAGTCCTGAAAGATTCTCTTTATGGTATAATAGTCACCTAAAAGGTAATTATTATGTATCAACACCTGCTGATAATGGTAATGAGAAGTTTTTAGGTATGGTAAAACCAGGTTCAAATGGTAAAGCTAGACCTATCTTTATAGAAGGAGATATAAGTGGGGGAAAACATATTGATAGAGTTGTAGGATATTTAGAAGATGAATTAAGATTAAGAAAGAATAAAGATTATAGTTTTGTTAAGCATGCTAATAAAAGGAAGAATAGTGGTATTGTTATAGACATTATTAAAAGTTCTGACAATACAGATTTAATAGAAAGAGTAGAAGCTGTTTTAAATAGTTCATTAACTGATAAATTAAGTATTGATAAGTTCATGAGCAATAATAAAGAGGCTATTAGAGAGGTGATAAGTAATTTCTTTAATATAAATACAGAAGCTTTATATAAAGGAAATGATTTTTCTTTAGTTGATTTAAAATTAGTAGAGGTTGAGACAGGAGGACATAAGGGTTTAGGATTTTCTTCTTATAGTAATAAACCACTAACTAAAAAAATTGTGATGGTTGAATTAAAAGCATTTTTAGCTTCATCTTTTGTATCTAGTGTAGAACAGAGAAAATTCTTTACAGGAGATTTAATGTTCTTTAAATCATTAGTAGAGACATATAAAAGGGGTCAAGGTAATCAATCTACTAAAGAGAATGCTATTACTGGACATAAAGACGATGTGTATGAAAAAGAATTTGTAAGACTTATTAAGACTACTGATAAAGCTCATCTATACGATACTGAAGGTTATCCTGTAGTTAAATTACTTGTAACTAAAGATCATTTATTTGAATCTAAAAAAGCATATTTAGATAATAAACAAGGTGAGACAGATGATGGTCACTCATTATCTACTTATGATTATTATAAAAGATTCTTTGCTAGACACGGATATTGGGATTTCTCTGTAGGAGGGCATGAAGAAAGATACCAATATAATATGCAGAAGGAGATGTTATTTCAAGTATTGGATGGAGATTATTCTTTTGCTAATTGGGTAGAAATGTTTGAAGAGCATTTACCAAAAGGTTCTGACTTTATAGCAAAGTTTAAAGGTAATAAAGAAAACCCTTCTACTTTAGCAAATAAACAGCAATTGGTAAGTGAGTATATACCTGTATATAATGGAGAAGAAATAAATATTAAGCAAAATAATACTAGAATCAATCCAGTAAAACCTCAAGGTTATGGAATGTTAAAAGTATTAGAAAATGAATCTAGGGATATACAATTAGATGTTCATAATATCCCATTTATGTATAAAACTTCTGAATTTCCTATATTACCAGGATTATATAGAGATCCTTCTACAGGTGAGGTATTTAATGATAACTTCCATAAGTTAGCTGTTTATATGAGAGAACAACAAATCTCTTCTAAACCAGCATATTCCGCAGTAAAAGGTGCAAGTCATTTATTACAAGAAGGTACTAAAGAGGATCATCCTTTATATGAAGTAAAAGATGGTGTAGGTAACTTTGTTGGTATAAGTAATCCTATTGTTCAAGTTGTAAGAGTAGAAGATATAGCTAATCAGTTAAATACTTCATTTACTACTCATAAGACTCAAACTATGGGTACTCAGCAGATTAAGCAAATTGTAAATAATATTACTAATAGAGGTCTTATAAAAGGGATTAATGAATTTAAAGATTTTTATATTTCTAATAATAACCCTGACTATTTGGACGATCTAAATGAAGCTTTAGATACAAATACTGATACAGCAGAGATATTAAGTATAATAGAAGGTTTATATACTGAAAACCGTGATTCAAAGACTCTAGGTATATTAAAAGATCTTAAAGACGGTATAGACTTACATAAAAGAAAAACTAAACTTGATTCTTTAATGGTTCAAAGATTAGAAGTAGGTTTAGAAATTTTAAAGGAAGAATTATCTGTAGAAAAAGATGAGGATGGTAATTACTATACAGCTAATAATGAGAAGTTAATTAAAAAACTTAAAGCTGAGGCAGTCAGTAAAGGTGTATCTGATAATATAATAGATGATATAAATAATCTGTCTATAGCAAATGGTCAAGCTCCTTTAGAAACTTTATTAAATAGAGAGAAGATAGAGCAGATTTTATATGCTATGGCTGATAAAGCAAGTATTGGTAGGAAATTAAGAGGTAAACCTTCTTATCAAGTACCATCTACATTTTTTGAAGGTAGAGATATAGAAGTAAAAATGATTAAAGGTGAGTACTATACTGTTTCTTCTGCTTTAAACTTCTATGGTGTTGTTTATGAAAAAGATAGTAATGATAAGGATACTGATAGAATTGCTTCGGTTAAAGAAATGGAAGTATTACTACCTTCTTGGTTGAAAGGTATTGTGGATGTTGAGGATGTTATGGATTCTAAAGAGTTATTAACTCTAGTAGGTTTCAGGATTCCTACACAGGCTCCTTCTTCTATAGAGAAAATGAAAGTAGTAGGTTTCTTACCTGAAGATTATGGTGATGCTATTGTAGTTCCTTCAGAGATTGTATTAAAAGCAGGTAGTGATTTTGATATTGATAAATTGAATATTTATGTTCCTAATAGTTTTGTAGATAATACAGGAAATCATAGATATGTAAGTCCTGATATGACTTATGAAGATTATTTATTAGATAGAAGAAAAATATTTATATCTTTAAATGATACAGAATTTAACAACTTTATTGATTCTTTAATACCATTAGGTGAAAGTATTAAGGATAAGAATATAACTACTGAAAATAAAGCTCTTTTATTAGGTGGGTATTTATCAGACTATAGTAAACAGACTGAAGATTTTGTAGACTCTATATTAGACATAATGGAGGATAAAGATATATCTAATGTAACATTTCTATACAAAGCTATATCTAATAAGTTGTTAGACTTGATAGATAGGTTAGAGTCTACCAGTATTACTAAAGACCAGTTTAATAATTATAAATTATTTTCTTCTGAATTAGATAGTATATTAAAAAAAGTACTTAACATAGAAAATAAGTCATTAATACTATCTAAAGAAGAATTTAAATTACAACAAATAGATAATGCTTTAATTAAGAACTGGGGAGATATTGTTACTCATCCAGGGAACTTTAGTCAATTAGTAGAATCTGTAGAAGCGGATGATTTAACAGCTATGAGAGATATTAATACTTTATTTAAAGAAGGTGGTATTACTAAAGATGAACTTACAAAGTTATTAAAATCAGAGGATTACATAGAAAAACTAGCTGAGAAAGCTACAGAACATATAGAAAAATCTGAAAATAAAGCAGATGGTTATTTAGCAGCATTAGTTTCTCATAATAATACAATGAGTAAGCAAAATATGGAAGGTTCTGGTACTATTGGTATAGCAGCATTGGCAGCTACATTACATATACAGGCACAAAGAAATAATATTTACTTAAAAGTTGAGAATATAAGAGTTAGGGAATTTAAAGAGATTGAAGAAAAAGATGGTAAGAAAAAGTTAGTTAAATTAGTAGAGGATGTATCTACTCAAATAAATATTCCACATGCTACTGTTGAAGTACGAGGTAAGACTTATGGTGCGTTAGGTGCTAAAACTGATACTACAGGTAAGAATATTTCTTCTAATATGAATGATGCTCTTACAGCTACTGTGGATAATGCCAAAGACCCTATTCTAGGAGATTTGAATTGGGGGCTTAAAAACTTCGCAGTTATGATAATGCTGACCAACTTCGGTGTTAGTCAGAAAGATTTAGTATTATTCTTTAATCAGCCTATTATTAAAGACTACAACAGACTACAGGAAGTTAATGAAAGTAGTATACAAATGGCTAATGATAATATGACTTTTAAAAGCCAAAATATTGATAAGATATATGCTAAATATGGTAGTAAGGAAGCTAAATTCAATAGTTCTAAGGATTTTGAAGATAATAGAAAAGAGTTATTATTAACTCAATACAAAGGAATGAATGGTATCGAATTAACTGATAATAAAGAAAAGAATTTGCAAGTAAAGATTTTTAATGATTATCTTAGATATGTAAGTTTACAGAAGTATTATACTCAGATGATTAATAGTATTAAATATGATACTAAAGCACCTAAGAATAATAATGAAGCTTTATTTAATACCTTACTTACAGATAAAGTATTGGTGGATGATGTGTTCGGTAACTACGGAGAATTGGTTGGATTAAAGTTAAATAGTAATGGAAACACTACAACTAACAATAATAACTTTAAAGGATACAAAGGAGGTTTTGAAAACAGTGGGAAAGGAACTCCTCAAGGAGATGGTAAAGACAAAGCTATGAGAAAAGTAGCTGATTCTTTTATTGGTGAAGTAGATAGCAATAGGTTTAATAATAGCTCTTCTGGAACTTCTTTAAAAAGTATAAGTGCTAAAGAAGAAGAATCATTAAAAGATTATACGGGGGTTACCGGTTCAGTATTAACTCTCAAGTCTAAAAATTACGAAGATTCTGGAGATTATACGTCAGATATTACAATGCTGGCAAGAAATAGTAAGTTTAATGGGAAACCTTTAACTGAAAAAACTAAAGAAGAAATAGACTTAAACTTTAGTTTAGGAAGTTCGTTTATAGTTGGAGATATGCCTGGGGTAGATAGTCAATTTATAGATTACCTACAAAAAATAGGAGCTGAATTTACTATTTATCACACTGGTAATAATAGTAGAATATCTGTACTTGGTAAGAATTCTACTATATCAAAAACATCAGAGGGTACTTTAAATGTTTATTGGGGTGGACAAAACTTTAGTAAATCAGAAACTTCTCCAGAAAGAATATTATCTAATCTAGCCCCTAGACAATTTATTTGGGACAATGTTGTATATGGAAGTGTAGAGCATGCTTACCAAGTAAATAAATCGGGTAGTTTTGATGAATCAACCCATAAAAAGTATAAAAATACAGGTGGGTATGGTAAGAAAATAAGAGGTAAGGGTACTGTCGCTCAATTAATAGCTGCCGATAGCTTAGGTTTAATGAGAAAGTTAGTTGTTGAAAGTTTTAAACAAAATTCTAATTCTGAAGCTAGTAAAGTATTACAACAATATTCTGATTTTACCCACAATACTAATGATTTAATAGACAAGGCATTTTTAAATGGACTTAAATTAGCACAACAGGAACTAGGAGGTACTAAGGACAGTACAACACTTAACGTAAGTACAGGTAATGAAATAGTAGAAGACTACTCTAATACTAATGGTTTTACAACACCTTTTAGAAGAACTAGAAAAGAAATAATGAAAATGTTTTCTGGGTTTTCTTTAGTTAATAGTAATCCAACTATACAAGCTTACATTGTAGAATTTATAAATGCTTATAATGATACTTTAGTATCAGCTCCTGCTAGAGAAATTACTAAAATAGTGGATAAGTTTAAGAATGAATTACTTACTTATTATGCAATGACTACATTAGTTAAGAAGGTAGATGCTGATGGAAAGACTATTGATAGAATAATATTATCTGATAGAGCTTCAAAACTATTAGGAGTTGTTAAAGTAAAACCTGCTTATGAAACATTAAATGATTTAGTAAGCAATAAGAATATATCAGTTCCTAAAAAGATTGAGATTATTCAAAAAGCTATAAAGAGAGTTAATGAGGATATAGGTTCAGATTTTGATAAAGCGGTGCACAAACAATTTGCAGGTTCTGGTCAAAACAGTTTAATAAATAGTTTTGTAGTTATTATCAGACCTGACAATATTGATAATATGAAGTTAGCAGATAGTAAAAATAAAGATATTAGAAGAATTAATCAACTAACTGCTGATTGGAGAGATATTCATACTTATAATAAAGAGTTTGCATTAGACTTGATGTATTTCTCTATAGCTCAATCAGGATTTGCACCAAGTCCTTTAAACTTTACTTCTATAGTTCCTAATGAGTTATTCTCAGAATTTATGAGAACTGTTACTAATAGAATTAATTTAGAAGAGTCTGCTGAACAACAGAATGCTTTAGATACAGTATGGAACTTGTTTAGATTAAATGCTTATAATAATAAACATTTAGTAGCTAAAGTAAAATCTAAATCTAAAGCTTATGCTTCTAAATCATTAACAGCTACCGAAGAAGGGGATTATTTAATAACTCCTGCTTATATAGTTTGGGAGAAATCAGGTAAAATGATTAGAAAAGGTAAGACTGTAGAAGCTGAAATTGTTCCTATGTTATATTCAGCAAATGCTGGTAAATTATTCAATGGTAAAGAATATAATGATTATCATAATAACTTATCTCAGACTATGTATAGTAGTGAACTACTAGCTTATAACTCTAAGTTTACTAATAACAATAAGTATACCCAAGCTACATCTTTTGAATTTACAGAGACTACGGATAGTGCTTTAGAGAATGAAGTTAAAGGGGTTATGGATAGAATGGATAATGAAGGTCTTTTGGAAGATAATGTAAAAGTTGTATCTTACAAAAAGATTGCTAGTGATTATAAACTAGCTAATGATTCTGTAGAAACAGAGATGAATATAGAAGAATATATAGGAACACTAAACTGTAAATAAAATGAGTAAATGTCCAAATAAAAGTTCAGAACAATATAAATTATTAAAGCAAGAGTTAGGTGGGGATATCCCTGCCTATCTTGCTTGGAAAAGAAATGGAGAAGAATTCCCTACTGTTGAGGAAGGTAAGTTATTATTGGATATATCTCACTTATCCGATGCTAATAGTTTATACAATAGTAATAAGTCTTTACATGGTATAGGAAGTATATCAGAATATAAAGATTTTTTAGATTCTTATTTCCCTAAAAGTGCTGAAAAGGGAATATTTTATCATGGTACTAAGAGAGATGAATACAATACCAAGCTTTCTAAAGATTATTTTTTATCAGGTGAAGGAGCTATGGTGCATGGTGCAGGTTTTTATTTTACAGAGAATAAAAATTCAGCGAATAATTATGCTACAAGAAGTAAAGGTGAGGGAGATATAGTAGTATATCCAGCTATTCTAAATATAGAAAATCCTATAAGATCAAATGAGAATAGAGATTATAAGGTAGGTAGTATAGTTAAGGAGAAGGAGAAAGCTTTTGTAAATGAAATACATAAAATAGAAGATGAAACTTATGATTTTATTTATGAAAATTTAGATAAGCTAACACCAGAATTACAAACATTGATTGCTTTTTTTGATATGGATACTTTCGGTGGAAAATATCACGTTAACCGTAAGTATGATAAAATACAAAGATTAAACAATGAGTCTAACGATTCTTATGTAAAAAGGCTTTATGATGCTGTAGGGCTTACCTTTACTCAATTTGAACCAGCATTTAATGGTATGGAGGTACGAAATAAAGTAATAGAATTATTACAAAAGACTAATTCCTCATTTAATAAAAAAATTAAGAGCTTACGTAAGCTAAAAGCTGAGGCTGAAAAATTAGGGTATGTGTATAAAGATGCGTTATCATACAAAACATTACCTAAAGAAGTAACTGATTCTGATGTGGCATATTCTAAAGCTTTAAAAGATAAGTTTGGTAAGGATTCTGTAATACATACTACTAGAGCAGGAAATACTAGATGGGCACATGATAAGGGGGAGAAGCACGTTATTCCTTTTGATGAGGACCAAATATTATTATTAGGTGGGGCTGAGGAAGAGCAGGCGTTTAGAAATTTTGTTGGTGTTAATAAAAACCCATCTAGATTAAGCAATAAAGATAGGGAACTAGAATCTAAATTAATTAATTATTTAAAATCGCTAGGAGTAAGTTACGAAATAATAGCTACACTGAACAATTATTTATCTTTAGATAATGCTGTAGCTAAAGCAGATTTAATATCAAAAACTGTATCTGTAGTTGAAGGTAAATATGATATTAGAGATGTAGCAGAAGAAGTGGCTCACATATTCACTATGTTACTACCTAAAGAGTCTAAGATCTATAAGCAATTAATGCATAAGGTTAGCGAGTCTGAAATGTTAAAACAAGTATTAACTACTTACCAAGGAAAGTATGATACTATAGAGCAATTCAAGCTTGAAGCTATAGGTAAATTAATAGCTCAAGAGATTATGGAAGTATCACAGGAAACTGCTGAAACTCCTTCTTTTGTAAAAGTATTTAAGAACTTATTTAAGAAATTATTAGAGTACCTAAGAACTAAGTTTACTGGTAAATCTAGTCAGTTTATTGATAATTTAAGTAATCCTTATAGACAAGTAGCTTCTCAAATTATGGAAGGTAGTAATAGAGGTCTAAAAAAAAATAAAACTGCTGAGGAGTTCTCTTATACTCCAATACTGTATTCATTATCTGAGGAACAGGTTACTACAAGAAAAGATATTATATCTAAGATAGAAAGAGATATTAATGGCTTAGGGGATATTAAGAAGTCAACAGAAGGTCATGGTTATTTAATTAAAAAATTGGGAGAATGGGTAAAATCTAAGAAATCTGTAACTGATTTAGTAACTATGTTTACTAGTAAGATATATAACAGTAAAAAGAAAAAGGATCCTATAAACCCTATTTATTCTCAAGCTGGTTCAGTAGGTCACTTAGTAGCTGAGAAGTACTTAAAGATTATACATGATTTTATGAATAATCAAGAGTATAAAGATATTTCAGAAGAAGTATCTTTAAAGAGTTTAGAGTCTAAACTAAAAACTTTAGTTGGGGGAAGTAATTCTCAACTAATTAAAGAAGTAATTGAAGAATCTAAACAAGATCCTGAAATGCCTCAAAATGACTCTTTTTACTCCTTTATTAAAAAACCAGACAATTTATCTGCCGTATTTCAAAGAGCCTGGATACAATATCAATCTGCTATTAAAACACAAATAAGAGTCAATGAACAGACTAATAGTGATAATAAGTTTGATCTATTTACAGAGGTTCCTATTTTAGATAAGGCTAATGACAGACCAGGAACAATGGATAACATTATTGTTTACTCTAATGGTATGGTTGGTATATGGGATTGGAAGTTTAAGCAGAATTTTAAAGATGAAATAAATACAATTACGTCTAGGAGTTATGACATACAGGTTGGTGAATATAAAGCTATATTAGCTAGAGAATATGGTGTTGACCAGTTTGCTGAATTAAGAATTATTCCGATGAGTTATACTCTTAATAAATCTAAAAGTCAGGTTAATAACCTATACTATGGTAGAAAAGTAGGAGATAAAATGGTTCCTTTTGGTGATATTTCTGTAGCAGATGAGAAGAGAGGTGATGCATTAGATAATTCTTTAGACAAATTATATAAAGAAAAAAATGCTTTGGAGGAAAGAGTCCTAAATGAAAGAGCTAATTTTAATAAAGCAAATGTAAGTAGGTTAGAAGTAAAATTATTTAAAATAAATAATATTATTAATAATATAGTAGTTGATAGAGATATTAATAAAATAGCAGAGCTATTGAATTACATTAAGGACGATTTAGAAAAGAAATTTGTTGAACCTCAAAAGATAAATTCTACTACCATAAATCCGAACGCTCTTACAGATGAAACTTTAAATGAAGCGGTTGATATACTTAAAGTGTTTGGAGATTTTACTGAATTTTATGGTGCTACATTAACTAAAGAAGAATCTAATACAGATACTGCTAATTTATTAGGAAACTTAACATTAGCCATTTCTGCATTAAAAGCTGAAGTTAAAGAGAAACTTAAAGAATCTACTAATAGATTTACTAAAGGTGGAGATATTGTAAACACTACACAGGAAACCGGGATATTAGCTCAAAGTTTTAGAGCTAAGGGGGATTGGGATAGATCCGTTATTGCTAAGTTAGATGAAGTTAGCTCTTTAGTAAATCATAAAATACAAGAATCTTTAATTACTTTTAATGCTGAATTAACTGAGAAATTAGATACTGTTACTAAATCAGGGACATCTTTATCTAAAGCTTATGATGATATTATAAAAGTATTTAAAACTTCCAAGTTTAAGAAAGGTATTAAATCTGAAGATCTTGCTAAGGCTTTGAAAACTAAAAACAAGAAGTGGTTAGCTAAGAATACTGATTTACAAGTAACAAAAGATGGTATCACTTATAGTAATGAAGCACATATAGAATTAAAAAGTAGATTAGCTGGTTATGAAGAATGGTTAAATGGTAAATATCCACCAAATCACCCTAACAGGGAGGTTACTATAAATGAAGCATTAAAGGCTTTTATAGATAAATGGAAGTTTAGTAATCAATTAGATAACTATAACAATCCTTATATTAATATAAAAGAAACAGACGATACAGTTTCTTATGATTATAGAGTATTACCTAAACCTACTAAAGATCTATATGAATTTCTAGTAGCTTTTAATAAAAAAGCTTCTTCTATGACTTCTGAAAAGGTTAATAATAACTTTATACCTAATGTGCAGCAGTCTATGGTGGAAACTCTATCTAGGAATGGGTTGAAAGGGTTAGATTCTATGAAAGTTTTCGCAGGTAATATTAAGAATAGTTTAATGACTAGACAACATGATGTTCTTAGAGGAGTAGTTGATTCTAGCGGGAAACAAATGCCTGACATACCTTTATTATATACTTCTGCTTTAATTGGAAAAGTATCTGATAAAGAGATAGAAAACATAAAAAATGCTGTATTAGCTGAAGAAGAGTTTAAAGAAGCTTCTGAAGATCTAATTCAATCTGAAGTGGATACTCGTGTATTTCAATTAAAAAAAGAAAGAGGAGAATTACTAAGATCTAAGGATTTAGGTAAAAGTTTTATGCTATTTGCTGAAACAGTATATACTCATTCTTATTTAAAGGATTATGAGTTCTATGTAAAGAACCTTATAGCAGTAAGTAAAGATGCTTACCAAAATAAAACTATACAAACTACCGCTACTGGTACACCTCTTAAAGATAAGATGGGTAAGTTAGTAACTGCTTTAGGCATGCCTACTTCAGAACAGGATGCTTTAGAGAAGTATATTAATTATATATGGTATGGTCAGAGATTACAAGGTAAAGATTTAGAGATTGTTGGATTAAGTACTAATAAGATAGTTAAGAATTTAATGTTTTATATGTCTTGGAGTAGGATTGGGCTTAACTATTTATCTGCTGCTGGTAATATCATTGGAGCTGTTTCTAATATTCATATAGAAGGCGCATCTAAGAAATATAACTTAAACTATAAAAAGTCTTTTACATGGTTAAAGGATAACTTTAAATCTTCTGGTATATTAGCTGATTACTTTGGTATTGGTGAAGGAGTACACGATATGGCTAAAAAGTTATCTAGCAATAAAGCTGATAAAATATTAGCTGTAGATAATTGGTTTGCGTTGTTAAAATATCCTGATATGGCTATGAGGAGAATTATATTAACAAGTATGTTAAATAGTTATACTCTTGTAGATGGTAAAATAGAAAGATTAGATAGATCACCTAATGGTAGTACACCTTTATTAGATATATGGAGTTTTAAAAATAAGAAAGTAAATTTTGATGTTTCTGATTTAGAAATTGCTAGGTTTAAAAGGATGGCAGCTAAAGAAATTGATAATATTTTAGGATCTGCTACACCTGAAACACTAAGATTAGCTCAAACTAACTTAGTAATAAAGGTATTAATGCAATTTAAAAATTGGATGCCTGGATTAGTTAAAGCTAGGTTTGGTAGATTAAGATATGATGAAGACTTTAAAGATTTTGACCAAGGAAGATTTCTTGCTGGGTTTAATCACATGTTCTCAGGAAATGAAAGTTTCTTAGGTAAATCTATTAAAAGCTTTGGGTTTATAGCTGCCCATATTCCAGTACTTGGGTATATAGGTAAAGTATTTCCTGGAGTTAGAGGTCTAAAAAAAATAGACGATTCTATGGCTGAAATACAATTTAAAGCCTTTTATGCAGAGAATAAAGATAGATTTTCTAATATGACTTATGATGAAGCATTAAAGAGATTTAAAGAGAATAAACAAGCTCAAGTAAATGCTTTTGGAAAAGAGTTACAGCTAATGTTTTTCTTCTTAATGACTATTCTAGCTTTAGGTTCTATGGGGGATGATGATGATGAGAATAAAAAAATAAGGAACTCTACTTACTATAAAATGTTAAATAGGGGAGCTTTAGAACTTTCATTCTTTTTTAATCCTATGGATACATATAAGATCTTAAAAAGACCTTTACCGTTGTTAGGTGTTGTACAAGATGTTACTAGTTTTAAACTAGATGGACTACCCCCTATTAAAATATTCAAACAGATAGCAACTGCTTCTGATAATATTTATAAATAAAAAAAAATGCTCGAATCCAATTAAGGTTCGAGCATTTTTGTTATGTTACTATCAACGTGATAAGACTCCCAAATAATATTCCTATTGTAAGTATTATAATAGATAGTTGTAATATGGCTACTTCTACTTGAAGTATCTGTTCTTCTGTCAAATTAGATAAATGTCTAAGTCCTGAAGCTTTTATACTTCTGTATATTTTACTTTTTCTTCCACTAGTTATACAAACAGTTTCAGATATATGTTCTGTCTTTTGGCTATATGGAAAAACTTTCTTTTTATTTGCCGGGTGTTATATTTTATTAATTATACTAAAGAAATAAGTTCTAACTCTAAATGAAATATCTTTAGCTACATCTTTCCATTCTAGCTCATTAGCAACCATAGTATCATCCTCTTCTGTAATAATATCATTAGCTACCCAACGTAGTAAATCAGGTATATGTTGCTTTTCTGTAGCATTTGTTTCTTGAATACCTTGCTTAATTCTATTCTCTGTACAAGCGTATTCTACAAAGTCATTTCTAGTTTTAAGTAATTCTGGATTTACAGCAGCTAGATTTTTAACTTTAGATGAAGAATGTTTCTCACCTTTAACTTTAAAGATATATCTTTCTCCCCGCCATTCAGTTTTCCATACTATACCTTCACCTACCCCAGAAATACCTAATTGTTTAGATACAGGACATTCTCTTTCTACTTCTGTAGTAAGTTCAATTAACTTATTTTGAATTGCTCTAGGATTATTAAAGTCTATTTCTATTTCAAATGTTTGGAAGTCACTAATATAATAGACATTCGATTCTGGTGGAATAGTAATATCTACCCATCTATATTCTTCTGTTTCTAAGTTATATATTTTACAATCAAAGATATAAAAAGACTTATCTAATTCAGATATAGCTACACCTTTTTGAATACCTTTACCTGCCCACTCTCCATACAAAGTAATTTGTTCGTCTTGCGTACAATGTTTAGTATACAAATCGTGCATTAGATTATTAAAATAATCTTTGTTACGTCCTTGTACAAAACTATTAAATCCCATGTGAGAATCTAATTTACCTGTTCCTAATAAAGAACTTCTTTTCTGCGCAAATACTCCCTCTATATTATTATAACAAACCCCTGCATTAATACCATGTAGTTTAACAGTTCCTGTGAATGTTAAAATTGGTTTTTTAGATTCTTCATATATAGGTTCATCATTTTCATCTTTACCTTTATAATTAGAAGTCATTGAAATATCTCTTACAATATCTTTATATTGTCTTATTTTGTGATATGGTTTAAATTTCATAATTTCAGTTTAAAAGCCCAATTAAGGGCTAATTATTACTTTCTGTTATCATCCAGATTAATAGTTGTTTTACGGTAATCTTTATCATTTCTGATTGATTTATCCGCAGGTATCTCCATATCATCAGTATTATTTCTAAACTTAGATATAAATTGTTTTCCAACTCTTCTAATTGCTTTCCAATAACCTTTTTTATCTGGATTAACTTGTTCTAAATTGTTTTTCTTTGTACTTCTACTCATTTTCTTTTGTTTTTAGTGTTAATTCAACTTTATGTGAAGGATCTTTACCACAAAAATGACAAAGATAGCCTTCTCTTCTTGGTCTGTCACAATGAGGACAATTCATTATGTTTAAAAAAGTATGTGCTAACTCATTAATATCCTTTAAATATTTTAAATCATCATCCATTTATCAATGTAATCATCCCACATTTCTAATACCTCTTCTTCACTAAAATCTCTAGATTCTTCAACTACCTCTAATCTATATTTCATAATTAATCGAATTTAACTGTTTTAGCGTTTAGGATATTCTCCTCTATAGTTACTTTATTACCTTTTGAAACATAGTGCCACGTAGCATTCTCAGCACAAATCTTCTTCTGTTCTTCACAGGCAAGTGTAGCGAATTCTAACATAACTTCTACTGTTATATACAAGTCATTAGGTCCAATGTTATCTTCACCTATTTTAGCTAGTGCTATTTCTTCAGCTTTATCTTTCCAATTCATATCCTATTTATTTACGTATCCAAATAAGCTCTCTAACCAAATATTAAGTTCTTTAGATGATTCTTTAATTAAATATATTTGATCTCTAATATCATTATCTGGATAATATACAACATATCCTCCAGAGTTATTATTACTAGGACCAACTCTTAAATCTATACCTACATTACTAGCCTTATTAGCTAATATCCCACTACCTGTATATTTAAACCAGCAATGCATACCATTATTCTTAGTAGGATAATGTAGTGTACCATACAACTCTTCTTCAAGATTTTTAGGTATATTATCAAACCCATCTATAACTCCATGTCTATCTACATCAACAATAACTATTCCTGTTGATGGAGATACTGCTAAGGAATACTCTATAGGAGTATCTCCCACGTAAAACACTCCATCTGGAATCATCCCCCATTTAACTAGGGGGTATGATTTAGAAGTAGTTGTCTTATTTTTAATTAAAAATGATTTCATTAGAAGTTATACATTTTATGAGCTTCTGGCTTAGTCCACCACCTACCATAATTACTACTATCAGCATAATTGAATACTCTTTTTAATTCATCAAATGCTGTCTCACTTAGTACTGTATCGGTTAATTCATTATTTAATGATTCATTATCCACAATACCGATATACAAAGCATACCCAGCTAATACTACACAGTTACCATTCAAATTACTTCCTGAATCATCAAATACTAAGTTATTAGCTTCAATGAAAGTTTCTATCTTATTCTTTTCCATAACTATCAATTTATTAAAGGTTTGCATAAGAATTATTATTTCTCCATTCTTCTAAAAATACTTCTAACTCTTCAGGACTTAAACCTAATTCCTCAAATGAATCATTATTACCAATCCTGGACCAAGTGTCAGCATTATTAGGCAAATTATTTTCCATCTTCTCAGAATTTTCTAATGCGTTTAGAAAGTCATCTATACTAAATACTTTAATTTCTTCCATCTTAAATCTCTCTTAATTTAGTTCTTAATAACTCTAATTGTTTGTCACTCATCTTATGATCTTTTAACCATAATTCACAAATACCTTTAACCATTTTAGTATTCTTTTTGTTAATCTTTAACTTAATAGAATAAGTTTCAGAGTTAAATACATTATCATGGGCTTGTATTTTGTCTATTAATTCAATATATTTTAATACTAAGTCATCTGTGTTGTAACCACGCCTATGGTACTTAATAGCTCTATCTAATTGTCTTAAAACCTTATTAATAGCCCAAGGTTCAAAACTATAATAAGTGTCCTGCCATTTATTCCAACTAGCTATTTTACCTTCAGGATTACCAGTTATATCTAATACTTGTTTAGTTTGTAAGTCATAACCTTTAGCTAGGATATCTAAATCAAATGATTTCAATACGCTAAAAGCATCCTTAGCTCCTTTTTTAAGTATGATATTAACTGGTACAGCAAGGTTGTACATGAATTTAATAGTTAATACAGGAAAACCTGCTAAAGGGTCTTTATTCTCGCTGATGGTTTTATCAAATTTCCAAAATTCTAGAGGGTCTAGGATGTTGAACATTGGATCGAAATGCATAGCATAAAGAACCTTTGTAAAACTAGCTTGGTCGTATAGGAAGCAGTCCACATCTTGACCTTCAAAATATCCTAATACAGTACTACCTGTAATAATTCCCTTTGGATTCAAAGGTTGATCCTTAAGCCACTCAATAGCAGCATCTATATTTTTCTTCATAATTATTAATTAATTTTAAAATAAAAAACCCTACTATTAACTTAATAATAGTAGGGTGTAGTTTATAATGTAACCTTAATCCAGTAATCCAATAGTATCTGTCACAGCTTTAGTAATCTCAGCCATTGTATAGATATTATTAAGCTTAGTAATAGACTGTTCAAAATACAATCCAAATTCTTCAAATTCATGGATAATTTCAAATCTAGATAAGAAAGTATTGATTTTATCTACTTTATCCTCTTCTTTACCAAAGTCCATAAATGCTAAGGCTTCTTTAGCTAACTTATCCTGTAGAGGTTTAGTTACTTTCTTAGGTTTAGCTACAAATTCAATAGTCTTCTTCTCATAAAGAGAGCTAGTTACTAATGCTTTTAATTCTTCTAATGAGTCTGCTTTCTTACCTTTAAAATCTTTACCTTCTGCTGCTTTAGCGAATGCAATAATATACTCAGCATGTTTCTGTGCTACTGCAAATTCAGGATGATTTACAGGAATATTTTCTTTACCTGTTACTAAATAACCACCATTTACTAATTTTAATTCTGTATTTTTTACAAATGTGTTCATCTTATTGTTTTTTATTATTAATTAATTATAAATTTATTTTGTACTGTTTTAAGTCACTAATTATCTAAATACTTAACCCAGTCACTAATCTTCTCAGTCTCTATTGGACTAAACCATCTAGCAAAACCCGCTAATGCCTTGTCAGAAGTCGTGTGAAAGCTTATAAGTTTATTTACTTCCCATAAACATTGCTTCTTACCATCTTCATCTGAAACTCTAGGCTCATCATTCCAACCATTCCCAATATCATTATTATCTCCAAATACAATAGCTGTCCTGTATATCCTTCTTTCAGAAGTTAATAATCTCCTAAATTCTTTACATTCTTGACCATTACCATACAACTCATAAGCGGTTTCAATATTAAGAGTATGTAATTCTTCGTAAGGAATAAACTTAGTCTTACGTCCTGTAATTATAATGTCAGCATAGAAGTTTTGAGCTAAGTTCTTAGCCGTAGTTAATATAGTAGAGCCAACTCCTTTAGGTATACTGCAAGATATATCTATACCTATAAGATTCTTGCCTGGAGAATTAAAGGTTAAATTGCCATACATCCCACCTAACTTCTTATTGTACATATTATAATCATATACAGCAAAGTTATGAATATTAGTATTTACAGCTTCTTCAATCTTATCTAACCATAGAGGAAATACATTTAAATCCTTAAGTTTCTTAATATCTACTATAGCAACAGAATCCTTAATATACTGTTTAAGTAAGTTACTTGTAGGATCTATTTTCTCAGCAGTAGAATCCTCTGATTCAATATCCCAATCATCTCCAAGATCTGTATTATGATCCATGAATGAAGTTAATTGCCAATCAAAAGCTTGTAATTCATAACCTTCATCAGCTAGAATCTTTTTGAAATTAAATGGCATACCTGATTTAATAGCTTTTTGGAATAATATTTCATATTCCAATATTCTAATCAAATGCTTTTCATCTCTAGCATCTCCCCAGATAAATGGAACACCTATTGGTAAATCCTTTATCTCCCCTCTGTCTGTAATAAAGTACAGTTCAGGAAGCTTAAACTTTTTACTTGTTAATAATTTTTTCATTTTAATTTGGTTGGTTAGTTAGTTAATACTCCAGCTTGATATTTCTTAAGCTTTAGCCATGAAATAGATTCATTAGGTTCTAAAAATACATTATCAGCTAATTGAATCTTACCTTCTTCAGTATTTTCAATTAAAGTATCCAATACTGTAACTATCTCTCTATACTCATCTGGTAACGGAACTTCATAAATAGCCATGTCAGTTACCTTATCAAGGTCAGCAGCCGTATTAAAATTATAACCATCAAACTCCTCACTTTGAATCAATCTAGCTAATTTATAACCTACATTTCTAGGCATACTATATTTAGACTTCATAAACTCAACCCACATACGTGAATTAAATTTCACATTATACCACATAAACCTTCTCTTTATTTGGGGAGTCATTGGTGACATACCTTGATAATTACCAGCAGCACATATCATTATATCTGGTAATTTATCCCCAGATAACATTACCCTACCTTCAATTAAGGTTAGCAGACTATTCAAAGTTGCTGGATTACTATTAGGTAATTCATCAAAGAATAGAATATCTCCATCTTTAAGACTGGCTAACTTATTGAAGTTATAGTAAACCATTTGCTTAGTATCTGCGTCAGGCATCCCTATACCGCTTACCTCTAACGGAGATATTTGAGATCCTATATACTCAGTAAGTTTAGGGTCTATTCCTGTAGTCCCGAAGAAATCTACGAAATTAACCTTATTATCATTAGCAAACTGTACGAACTCATTGATTATCTGTGTCTTTCCTAAACCAGGGTCTCCCATAAATATAGGAACTACTCTTTTCCTAAGCTCCTTACGTTTATATATCCCCTCCAGCACTAATTTTATTTTATCCATAATTTAATCTTCTTTTATATTAACTTATTATTAGTTTAGCATTTAGTATTGAATACCTATCTATATCTAATCTGCTTCAATAGTATCTGGTTTAAATGTATTAAATTCATTTGAATTACTGAATAGTTGATCTACTAGTAATTCTTTAGCTTTATAGTTCATTTTCTTTTATATTTAATACTAGTTCTTTAAATCTTGGAAGTTCTTCTATCCAATTACAAAAGTATTGCCATTCTGAAAGTTTATGATTCTTTCTTTGCCAATATATAGTCTTAAGTTGTAAGTAATTAGTAGAGATTCCCATCCATTTTAAATACCCACAAGGTAGATTTGATATTATTTCATCAAAATAATATCTTCTCTCTATTGCAGGTATTGCTGAATTATACCATTCAATACAACTATTAAGTTCTTTTATAATAGTACTCCAAACTCTTTCAGTAAAATCTTCTTGAGTTAAAGGTCTACTAGTAATCTTATGCATCTTACTCTGACTACTTATAATATCAACCCAGCTATATCTCTGTAGTTGGGGACTAAAGTATTCAGGGTATTGTAAATCAAATTGAACAATAATACCTTTTAAATAATTATCATGACCTATACCTGATTTAACTTTACCTAATTTCTTAGCTCTCGATACATGTCCATATAAATCTAAGGTTTTCAATTCTTTTAAGAAGTAACTATTATTTGAATATAAATCCTCTGGTTCCCCCACTTGCATAGGGTATCCTGAACGGACAATACTCTCTTCTAATCCATATACTTTAGTATTCTTAATTTTCATCTTCTAACATTTCTTTAATTAAATTGAATGACTCTTTCTTAATACTAAATATAAATTCAAATAGTATATGATCTTTAAATGTCTTTATAGCTTTTTCATGGTGTACATAATAAAGCATATAAATATTATCTACTGGAACTAGAGTTCTTCTAACTACCCAATAGCAGAATCATCTATTATTATTATTTGCTTAGCTTTGTAACCATTTCCAGCTGTACTTTTTATAATTCCTATTATCTTAGCTTCCATTATATAAGTTTAGATTTATTAGTTTTTTGCCATTTATTATTTACTTTAATACCTTTTACAGTGCCGGTAATTTCACCAGATTTCTCACAGTAATGAAGTTTAAGAGTTTGATCTCTTTTTACTTTAAATCCTTTAGTTGTTCTTTCTATAACAATACACTTAGTTACTTGCATCTTTTATACTTTTTAAATACTCTTCAAATGTTAAATCATTCCCATTTCTTACGGAGTTCTGTCCTACAGTAAAAACTTCTTGTTGTATGTCTTTAATAGATTTAGCTTTTAGTATTAGTTTTTTTAAATTGTTTATATGAGTTGTTACTATTTTAGTTTTTGGTAACCCTTCATATATATTAAGTTGCGCTTGTATTTCTTCTTTAGTCATAATTTACTTACTTAGTTTTATATTACTATCATGTACATATAAGCATTCAGGACAATATTGTACAAAAGTACTTATTAGTATATTACCTCCTTGTACATCTGTCACATTATCCCATTCTAATTCTATATTACAATTAGGACATTTATCTATTTCTGTACCTGCATCTTCTTTAGTATTTTCCATTTTCTTTCAAGTTAAAATATTTCCAGTAACATTTCCTTTTATATAAGTTATTATTGTTTCAAATATTTTCATTTTAGAATCTATTCTACTATCAATTCCTACTAGTCTCATAAGAGTATCTATAATATCTAACCCTAAGATGTTTTTAATTTTCTCTAAACAAACCCATTGCCAATCTACATTTGTATGAAATTTTAAGTAGTCATCATTTGTAGCACCTGTAATACCTTTAATGGTATAATAAGGTCTTATATCTCCAAGGACACCTCTACAAATAAATGTAAAACCTAACCACTCTTTTATAAGAATATTACCTTCTTGTATTTCTTCGACTGTCATAATTCTTCTGTTATTTTATTTACATTAAACTTTTGTAGTTCTAAGTTCATAGTTTCAAAGTCAGTTACTTTTAAAGATAGTACACTAATAAATATTTGAGCATCATTTTTTAAATTCGGGGCTACTAGAGGATACCCGAATTTTCTGTCTAATCTACATCCTTTATGTCCAGGATATTGTTCAATCCAAGGATTAGATTCTATCACCTTATTCCCATAATCAATACACTCTTTTTCTGTACTAAACAATTCTGAATGTGTAAATTTATTAAAGTATGTTTTTTGATAATCATCGGGTAATGATTCATCTTCAGGGATATTATATCTTATTTCTATTTGTAAATAGTATTTATTTTTCATGATATTTATTTTAAACAATATAAAATCGTAGGATTATCTTTATGTATCTCAGGTTTTTCAAAAGTATCCCAAATATCTAATTGATTATACTCTTGTGTATTAAAAGGTTTAGTTATTATATGAAAACCATTCTTAGTTGGTAAGATAGCTTTGAACTTATCGCCTTCAGGTTGTAATACCTCTAATGATTTTATAATAGTGTTACACAAATCAAGATCTTTAACATCTACATCTAAGATCCAACTCTTATCTTTATCATAACTAAACTTACCACAAGTACTATTATAAGATCTTCTTACAGATCTATAGTCTTTCTTTAATATACAGTCTGTAACTTTCTTTAGTGTCTGGAAAGCTATTCTTTCATAACTTCTTTTATTAAGATTTATACCAGCTCTAGCATTATGAAAGTTACACAAATTAATAATCTCAGGCATTTTTAGTCTTAAATACTCCATACTAGAGACATAATAAGTCTTAACTATATGATTATTAGATCCTAAATCAGGATGTTCTTTCTTACGTTTGATTATCTGTAAATGATAAAAATCATCATCACTATCAAATCTTAGCAATTCTGCTATTTGTTCTATGTTATTTACACTCTCCATAGTCTTTAAATTTATTATTTATCTAATCTAAATCCAGCACACACCGGAAATCTAGGCTTACCCTCATCCGTATATTCAAAGAATCTTATTTCAGCCATTTGTCCAATATACTCTTCTTTATTTTTTAAAATTTCAGCTCTTTCTGTATGAGAAAACTTTAAAGAAGCCTTAAATCCATTACATACAATAATACCTTGATCTGGTCTAGCATCTGAAGGAACAATATCTATAATCTTAGAAGTTATATCTAAGAAGTCTTTATACTTTAATAAACTATAACTTCTTTTATTAACTTCATACTTAGTATCTCCCCAACGAATAATAGTACCTTCATAGCCTTCTGCTAGGAACTTTTTATGGTATTCTTTTAGCTCTTCCTCATTATTTACAGTAAAAGTAGTAACTACAACTATATTATCCATTCCTAGAGTTAATCTAAATAATTCATTATATCTCTCAATAAATGTTTTATCCGATACCATATCATATACATGAAACTTTATATCTTCAGTTTTACCTGGTCTATATTTTTTAATAAGTTTCATATTCTCTTGGAAACTTAACCCTTCTGCATACAATTCCCCATCAATAATATTATCTCCTATAGTAGATATAGATTCCCGGATATGTGTTAAGGTAGTAATTTCCTTATTCTTTCTACTTAGTATTTTATTAGAATATCCATGCCCTCTCATACCATCTAACTTAGGTTGTACAAAACAAGGAAATATTACTTTATGTCTATGTTTTGAATAATCTTGAGCTAACATAGGTAATATTAATTCACTACTTTTAGCTTTCTCTACAGAATAACAATATCCTTCATCTAGTTTAGATTTAATTTTTGATCCCATTTCTTGTATAGCTTGTTCAGCCGGAGAAGTTTCATTAGATCTTCCTATATTCTTACTTTTACAAACTTTTATATTTGTAACTTTTTTACCTTCAAGTAGTCCAGAAATCTGTAATAACTCTGAATCATTAGTTATAATTTCTAAACTTCTTATTTTATTCTTACTATCTTTTTTATATAAAATCATATTTCCTTTAAATTTATTTGTCAAGTATTTTGCGTCAGTTACTTGACTTTATTATACAAAAAAAGGGAGGAACCATAACAGCTCCCCCTAAACACTTAAAACTAAAACATGAAAAAATCCTTACAACTATATAAAGTTAATTCATAGTTACAACTAAATAACATCTATAATCTTAGTTTCTTCTATCTTATTAGTATGGTATTCTCCTAAAACTTTAAGTAAGATGCTCTTAGCTTCCACATCATCTTCTGCTTGAATTAGATGAACCTCTTTATAGTCTTCATCATCTATGTTGGTAAATGTTACAGTTAGTCTATAGAATGTACCAGTTTTATCCTTACTAATTATTATACTAACATAAGGTTTGATAATCATCCCAACAACTTCTAAATTGTCTTCTTCAAATTCCTGTATAATTCTAGTATAGGCTATAGAGAAATCTTCTTCTCTTGTCACATACAGTTCTTTTATAATCTTACCGTTATTTACTCTAGTTAGAGTCACTTCAAAATACTTCATATTACTGTTATTATTTTACTGTTATTAAACTTTAATATCTTCCCCTGCTGCTATTTGCATGGCTTTCATCACTTCCTTACTTAGAAAGTCTCTTATATAAGTTTCACACTTCTTAATATCTGTTTCTGGATAACCGGCTTTTAATAATGCCATTGTATAAGGATTCTCTGGGTTTATAGACTTAAACTCTTTAGCTAGAATTTTTAACTCTTTCTCTTTAAAAAGAATATCAAATTCTTCTTTTGGTATGTTAGGAGTTATTGATACTAATTCTTCTTTATTATTCCTAACCTTTATATACTTAGTAATGAAGTAGTAAGGACTAGCCTTACACTTCATATACTCTTGTAACATTTCTTCTATTAACATATATTATCTATTATCTCCGTTACCTTCAATTACTTTTCTTTCTTTCCTGGAAGTTAACTTATCTAAGTTCATTTGAGCTATATCTTCCAAGGAACAATCTAAAGTACTACATAATCCTGAAAGTTGCCATAAGATATCACCTAGTTCAAATTTTATATTTTCTATAGATTTATCAGAAGATTGATCGTTCATACTAAGATTATTATCTTTTATTACCATAGTTTCTTTTCTGATACCTTTAGCTACTTTACTAGCTAATTCTCCAACTTCTCCTACTAGATTCAACACCATATAAGAGAAATTATTACTACTCTCCATACAAGTAGTCATTGCCTGTTCTTGGTATTTATTTAATTCCATTATTTAGCTTCTTTAATCTTGTTATAAAAATAAGTATAGTGTTTATCCAATTCTATTTGAAAAGGTTCTGAATACTGCTGGTGTTTCTTTTTACTATATATACCGGTATTTCCGAATATAGGATTACTATTGAACATCTTTATAGTAATTTCTGTAGCTATATCCATAGCTAACTTCTTTAATTCTAACTCTGAAAGTACTTTAACTATCTTATCAATACTTTCTTTTTTAAACGGATTCCACATCTTCTTGCATTTTAGTATAAAATAAATCAAAAGCATTCTTTACTAAACCTTCTACATCTGTAGGTTCACCTCTAATGGCATCTATAAGCTCATCAGAGATACTATCTCTAACATTAGTATAATCTGTATCATTTAGAAGCCTTTGTTCTTCAAAGGTTTTAAATATCTTTAACCAAACATAATCAGGAAGCATTGTACTTGCTTTAGTTTGTACTTCTTCCTTCTTAGTTAATATAATCTTATTAAGTAACTCTTTATCTTCTTTTCTAAGCTTCATTTTTTATTCTTTTAGTTATTAGTTCTACTTGTTCCCATTTTACGTTAGATATGTTCCCTAATCTATTTTTAAAAATACCTTTAGGGTAAAAGTATGATTGACGAGTACTTAAATATAAGTCTATAAATGCTACACCTTCTGTATTCTTAGCTATCATTAACTTATTATACCATAATAACCATTCTTGTATTTTTACATTTCCATTATTGGTAAATATAATAGAATCTTGAATTGTGTAAACTTCTACATTACCTAAATACAACTTAGTTTTAACCCAACTATCTTTCTCTATAAACAACCGGCTCTTTCACATTCTTCTAACCATCTGATTTCTTCTGGTGTAGAAGGTTTTAAATTAAACCAATCATTAGCCCGAGTATTTCTAACGGAATAATTATCAAGTATAAGGTCATAAATATTATTAGTACAGGTAAGTGATTTATTTTCACTACAAGCTTTAAACCTAAGTATCCCACTTGCTTTTTCACTATCAAAATTATCAAAATAAATAGTATGAACTTCACCTTCTTTAAAATCACTTTTATACAAGAAAGTACCATCTTCTAATTTAGTTAATGGCTTTTCTATTACTTCTGACCAAATTCCTTCATATAATACAGCCCAACAATGTTCAGAATTGTATATACCAAAATGAGAAACTTTTTTATATATACCGTTAGATACTATTATATTATCTGCACACTTGTATCTAGTTCCTTCAGGATAATTCTCTTTAGCGTATTCTAGCAATCTAGTATCAAACTCTTCTTTAGTAGCTAGTACTATAGTAGGACTATCATATTGTACTGTGTATCCGTTTTCACCGTCACTATCATTAAACCAACCCCCTTTATAATCAAACCCATATCCTAGAACACATTCTGAATCTATCCCAGTAACATACATTATAAACTTATTTTCTTTGTTTTTGATATAATCTCCAACTTTAATCCTTGATGCTTCAGATAATTCTGCTTCTGCTCTATGCTTAAAACTAAAATATTTACAATGTTTTACTCTTTTAGATAAATGAGTTATTGTAAAACTGTAAACTTCTTGTAGTTTATCATTATAACACCATACAGTAGCCCCTAATAAAAACTTATTGTGCGAATAGTCAGGATTAAAGTTAGTTTTTATAGAATCCCAATACTTACTTACTACTCTCCAAGTATCTGGTGTCACCTCTGAAAATCTAGTACTTTCTTTTATAAATTGTGCTTTTAGACTTTTAGATAGCTTGAACTTCCTAATAGAGTTTAATTCTGCTACTAAATTGTAGTTATTTTTATAATCTTCATTGTATGTTGTCCAATTAATAACAAATTCTGCTATACTTACTTCTTCCTTATTCATCTTTTAGTATTGGTTTAATTGGTTTTTCAAATAAAGGTATCTCTGTACCTCTTGTTTTTTTAACTTCATTCCATCCCCAGGATTCTTCCATTTCTTTTCTTAGATTTTCTCTATCAAAGAAAAGTCTATATACTTTATCTACAGGATCTAAAGAGAATACTTCTATTATTCTCTTAGCATAAGCTTCACTAATGTTATAATATTCATTACTTAGATAACAGAATACATCCTTTAGAAAACATTCTTGTATTTTAAATATATAAATAATAAACCTCTTCTGTACTATTTTATCTTTGAAATTACTTTTACCCACTAACCTTCTATCTAGTTCCATAAAAGAATTAAATGGGTTAAATCTATACTTTACATATAACAATCCAGTATCATCTTTCCATTTACACGCTAATTCAGTACCTATGTAACAATTCATAAATGATCCAATTATACTATAATCTTTCGGGTCTCTTTCTATTATAGATGGTAATAGGAAATAATTAGATACTAAAGGTAATTCTTCTATTAATATATAACTATTCATAGTAGTCTTTTCTATATGATTTACTATATAAGTAGACTTTAGAGAGGTATCTGCATCTTCCATAGTAACAGGAAGTTCATCTCCTATAGCTATTGTATAATTTTTATCAAATGTAATTGAATTAATTGTTTTATTACATTTCTCTTCCGTTATCCAATGATCTACTTTCTTTGATGTAGTAAATACCTCAATACTCCTTTTATTTACAATTTCGTAATTAATATTTTTTCCATTTTCTATGGTTATTTCCATTTTATAGGTTCTGTTATTTTAAGTTCAATTCCGTGAACACTACATTCATCTAAATTTCTTAGTAGATATGTAGATGTAAAGTTCTTGTAGAACTCTGCTAATCCTTGCTGTAATCCCATACCAGATACATTTCTGGATGTTCCATATTTCTTTTTATCTATTCCTTCTATATATGCCTGTAATGTAGCATATTTTAATTGTGTATCGGTGTAATGTTTAAAGTAAGCTTCTACAGCCTTCTCCCCACAACCTTTTAAGCCTTTTAAGCCATTGTGACTTCCAGCTAATACATAATACCAAACTAAATAGTTAGCTCTTTCTGGAGTAATATCTTCCCATTTAGGATCAGCATTGAACTTATAGTTGAAGAACTTTCCATCTATCTGCCTTAAATCAGAATCTATAGCTGCTATAGTTACATCGTAAGCACCTTTATAATATTCCTTATGTAATACTACTAAGTCATCTGATTCTATCTCTTCATAAGATACTATGCTATATTAAGCTATTAGATGATTCTTTATATCATAAATATAAGGTAATGTTATAGGAGGTCTATCGGCTTTAAATATAGGTAATAGCTTATGTCTGAATGTATTCTTACCTTTATCAGTAAAGGCTATATAATGACTACATTTAGTTTCATTCAATATTCCTTCTAACTTCTGTTCAGCATAGTATAACGCTTCAGGTAGAGAATTTCTATATTTCTCTGCTGAATGTGCTACTTGAAAGAAGATAGAAGATGTATCTACTATTGTTAGTTTATTCATTTATTTCTATTTCATGTTCATTTTCTAAAAGTTCTTGAATTAGGTCTAATACTTCACCATCTGTACATTCATCACCATCTAAATCTATCAATGATTGTATCTTTTCTATTAGTTCTTCTTTAGTCATATATTTTTTCTAATACTTCTCCTATTCTTTTCATATAATACTTGGAGTTTTTTGTTTTAATATTTCTACTTCTTTTTTATTTATAAATCCTAATCTGTGTAACTTACGTATAATAGTATAATTAGTATGAAATATCATATCCATACCACAACCTGATATTCTAAAATAGTCTGAATCTTTTACTCTAGTAAATCCTAAAGAGTGGAATACAGAATAATAATTACGGTAGTAATATCTTTTATTTGATTTTTCACAAGATAGAAACTTAATAGTTCTGCTCATACCTGACTGTGATACTGAACCTATAGAACATATCATTCTACCTTCTTTTATAGCTTTAATATAAGCTTTGAAGTTTTCTATCACACTTTCAATAGAATTGTAGTTATTATTTAATATCCAGTTATATAAACTCTTATCATTTCTAATATTAATTGTAATTTTTTCTTGTTCTTCTTTATTTATTATCATATTATAAGTAGTTTTACTTGGTTTTCAATTATTTTTAATAAATGGTAAGTCTCTTCTTCATTAGTATCTCTTCTATAATCACTAATATCACTGGCTTCACACCAATCCGGATTAATCACAAATGGTATATTATATTCTTGTGACCAATGTCTAGCATACTCTAATCCTGAGTTAGCTGCTTTATTAAAGTCATTATTACCATATAATATTATATTATCATAAGTTTCTTTAATCTTCTCCCATTTAGCATCAAACCATATTCCTTCAGCTATAGGAGCTATAATATCATAATCTTTAAATATATCATATTCATCTCTATAATATTCCATTACTAGAATATCTTTTAAAGAAGATTGTATAATACAATTCTTTCTAGGTTTCTTTATGAACCTTGCGTTCTCTATTACATTTTGATTAACATTACTGGTCCATTTAAAGTTAGATAAAGGAGAATATATTTTATACATAAATACCCCCTTATCATCACTATAGTAAGGATAGGCAAAGCATAGTTTATATTTAACATTAAATAATCTCCTTACGTTACCTTTCTTAGGATTAGTTATCCAGAAGTAATCTAAAGGACAAATACCTTTACTTTCTAACTCTTTCTGTGTGATACCAAATTGGAACCAATATTCTAATTCTTCTCTCTTCCATCCTACACTTCTTTTAATCTCAATAATAGATGGTTGTCTTTCTATATTTAAAGCTTTATAAGGAACTCTATTCTTTTTCTGTGTTATTATTCCAGAAGTTCCTGAGAAGTTCTCTAAACCACAATTAAACCTCTTATTTGCCCAATCGAGTGCTTTTAAATAACCTTCTAAATCATTACTCCATGAATTCTCCCTGATTAGATAATTGATCCAATTTTCTCCCTTGATTTGATTAGCATCACCGAAGTCTTTTAAATATGGTGAATTATTAAACATACTTAAAGAAGCAGATTTATTCTTCTCATTTCTAATTGAAAAACTTCTACCAAATACTGCATTAGGAACTAAATCTTGAAATATTTCTAATTCAGTTACTTTCTTGTAAATATTCTCTTTACATAATTTCGGTTTTACTTCAAAAGTGTACATAAATAGAAAATCCCCATAACATCTAAGTCATGGGGATAGTTTTAGTTAATAAAAATATTAGAAAGGTAAGTCATCTGAGTTATCATCCCCTGCATCAGGAGTACTTTCTGCGGCTGTTGGGTTATTATCTGGTTTAGCATTTAGTTTATCTCTTAGGAATCCTAGAGATTTATCAGAAGGTTCTAATTTATCAGCTGTTTCAGCAAATAGTCTTCCTCCTGCAACATTAATCCCGGCAAAGAAATCTTTATTTAGACTTAAACGTACAAAGAATTCTGTAGTATTGAAATGCCCTTTTAATGCTATTTTAAGCCCATCAATCAACTCTTCAAAAGATTGAGCTGTTGGTGTAATTTTGAATGTGTCTCCTACAGTACAAGCACCTAATTGTGCAATAACTGCTTTCATACGTGTTGTTTGAGATTCTACAGTATCTGGTTTTCCATCAGGAAATTTCTTACCTTCAACTAATTCATTAAACATAAAACCATTAACTTCTAAACCTCCTTTAGATACCGTTACTTTACAAGCTTTACCAAAAGAACTTGTAAACAATTCTAATGATACTAATTTAACTTTTTGAATATGATCCTCTACTTTGTTAATGCTTAAAAATTTAGAAATTGTTTGATCTGTTGTATTGTCTACTGAAAAATCATACATAATTTATTATTTTAAGTGTTATTATAAATATTAAGTAAAAAGCCTAGACTTAGCTAGGCTTGTAATGTTTTGTTATTGTAATCTATTAAAATCCTGATAATATGCTATCAGTTTCAGGAAATTCTCCTGTTACATCTGATGGTAATGTTACTACAGGAGTTACCACTACATCAAGAGTAGGTTCAACGATAACTTCTACTTCAGGAATAATTTCTGCAAATGCTACTTGCTCATCATCTTCTTTTGTAATAGTCTTTGTAGTAAGGGTTTTAATTAGTAATACCGGAATATCATTATTTTCCCCAAGCATTAATTCTTCTGTTTCTCCTACTAATGTATCATCATTAGTTTTTAACTTGAAATGTTTCTTTAATACTTTAGCTAAGTTTTGAGAGTTAATTGTATTATCCCCAATATTAAATTTAGCTGATAATTTAAGAGCTTCCTTTGGAGTATCTTCTGTAACTTTAATAAAAGCTGGTGTTTCATTAATTGCTGTAAGAAGTAACTTATCATCTTTTTCAAGATTTAAAGTATTTGCTGTTGGTAGTTTAATCTTAGTAACGTGATCTAATGTTACTATCTCAATACCTATAACTGTTACTTTTTTATCTGCTCTTGATACTGAAAAGAAATTGTAATCTATTGTACGCATACTTTTAAATGTTTTACGTGTTTAAAATTTATTGGATTGCAAATGTAAACTTTGTAGTCTTTAATTGCAAATTATTTCTTAATGTATTTAGTGTTATTAACTATAACATATTGAAAATCTTGAGTGTTTATATTTTTCCACATACTTGCGGATTTCTCATAGAAATTCAAATGTCCTTTATTCGTTTGTTCTGCTTTATGGAACCCTATCATAACTCTTTCAATTCCAGCAGGTGTTATTAATACAGGATTTTCTAAAGCATCTCTAAGTGCTATAGATCCTCTTTTTAGGAAGTCTTGTTCTACTTCTTTCTCTCTATTATCTAATTCAATTTTATAAGCTTTATTAGACTTATTCTTAATTTTCTTTATAAAGCATACTGTTATAGCAGTCATTGGATTAGCTAGGCAAATAGCTATTAAGTCTTTCTCTGCTAATTTCTGTACATTAGTGAATGTTTCTGCATTACAGCAGTATTTCTCTATGTAATCTTTACTTAACTCAATTTTATCTGCTCCAGATTTTACAATTACTGAATCTTTTTTAACTTCTTCAATTACTGAAAATGTTGTATCTGATATAAAATTTCCTTTTTTCATTTTGATATGTTTATTATTTAATTATTTTTTTATAAAATCCTCTACTTACATCTTCTTTAGCTACTACTTTCTTAGAATAAGCTCTTGTAGCAGTTATGGTTGTCTCAAAAGCTTGTTTAACACCTTTAGCATTATTTTCATAACCTAGAGTATTAGAATCTTCTAAGTCTAATATTTTAGTAATATAGGTTACATCCTTATTAGTTCCTACAAATGTAATAGTAATACCTTGACTTTCAGCAGTTTTTATACTACGTTTGGCACTCACTGACGTATGTCTACTACCAAAATCATCACCATCTGTAAATATCTTTATTAAGACTTTATCATCAGATTTAGGCAATTTTGCTAATGTCTCTATTACTTCCACTATAGTATCATATAAAGGAGTATTTGTATCAGTACTAATGTGATCTATATCTAAGGTAGATAGATTCTCATTAAAGATAGGAATTGTAGGAAAGCCTCTATTTATATATTTAAAGTGAGCTAATGTGTATTTATAATTTACTGTTGTAGCAGCAAGTAGTGTAGCGTATTCTGTTTTAAGTCCTTTAACAGCATTATCAAACTTATTTCCTTGCATAGATCCTGAGTTATCCAAGATATTTACTATGTGGATAGTAGGCTTCTCTTCTAGGTTACTGAGGAATACTTCTTGGGCTTCTTCACAATAAGACCCTTCACATACTGTTCCTGGAGACATATTTTTCTCTGGTAGTATGTCTTCTTCCCATAATTTACAAATCTCTTCTTGATTCTCTTCAATATCAAACTCGTCACCAAACTCTTCTCTAAGTGATTTAAGTACTTCTGTACATTTAGAACCATCACATCTATTATTTGGTCCAGTATTTACTTTAAGTTTACCAAATTCTGTTAAAGGGCATTTTTCGCATACTTTATCGTCTCCTTCTATTTCAGAGATTTTCTTCTGGATAAATTCTTCTCTAAGATTAGTTTTTGTTTTAGCCGGTCTTTTTGTAACTACTCTATTAGGTCCTCTGCGTATATAATACTTCTTATATATCTCTTCTACTGTTGTACCTAATCTACCAGCTAATATTTTTTCACGTTTCTTATTAGCTGATTTGAAGATACTGATTTCTTTGTCTGTTAGATTTAGCATTTTATGTTTTACTGTTTTACTATTTGTTATTAAGTATATTAATTTTATTTATGTAATATATTAAAAATACTATTCCATCCCTAAGTATTCTCTCATTTTATTTAGTACTATTTCTAAATCATTTGGGATTAGAGTTTCTTTAAATAATTCAGCACTTCTAGCATTATACTTTCCCCATTTTCTAGTAACAAAGTTATGAGAAGATACTTCTCCTTTTTCATCCTTTTCTACATGAGTAGATAGCATAAAATCATAATAAGAATCTAATTTAAACTTTTCCTCAAGCATCTTTCCCCCAGGGACAAATATTTTATAGACTTCTTCTACCTCTGAATACTCTGAATGATATTCTGTAACAACAATTAAGTCATCTCTTAGATCGTCAATACTAAGTATAAAGTTATTAAGTGTATCTCCAGCTAATTCCCAAAATCTTTGGAAAGCCTCACCACCAGATTTCCTTTGTATGAATGCTTTATCTGCTACAACCCTACTTATAAAGTGTGTAAAGTCTGGTATAATAATAGTCTTTATTTGAGGTAATGATTTGTCCACATATTTAAGCATTTTAGATAAAGCATCTAAAGATTTTACTAATATCCAGTTTCCTGATTCGTATTTTTTATCTTTATCTAGTTTCATTCTTTGTAATGGCTTACCACTACTATCTGTAATATGTGCAGCTTTATGAGAAGGGGCTAGTATAAATACTTCTTCTCCCTTAACTATTGTTTTTCTACTATATGATTTACCTGAATTAGGTATTCCTATTATTCCTAATCTTATTGCCATATTTATTTTATGTTTACTTGTTCTGTATCTTCTTTAATTTTAGTTAAACTTTTAATATTCTTATACCATTCTGAAGTCATCTTATCAGAATAAGGTAATTCTGCATATAAAGAATTCTCTCCTAGAAACATGAAGTATCCTACTTTATATGATTGTCCTCCACGATTTTTAATAATCTTTATAGCTCTTATTCTATCGTATAATCCATCACTCCCTTTAATAGTATAGCCATCGAATGTTTCTAATCCTAGTTTCAAAGGACTTATCTGAGTTAAGCATACTTGAGCATCATGGAAAGGTGCTTCAGAATCTTTTAAATCTTGTTCTGAGGAGAAAAACTGTTCTAGTTTAAATCTATCAAATGATTTAGAGTTCCTGTTTACTTGCTGAATACCTACCATAACAAATCCATATCTCTGTCTTCCATATATATCCATATATAGAGAAGTATCTATAATAGCTTGTCTTAGTAGTTGTCCACCAGTAGGTTGTATCTTTTGGAAATTATCAAATATAAATATACACCATTTATTATCATTATGTTTAGTGTAATTTTTAAATTTTTCTACACCATTTATGGTTTTAGTGTGTATCGTACCGTTAGCTTCTGCTAGATCATGTATCTTTTTTAATACAAACTTAGGAGTCATTTTAGTATTAATGATAGTAACTTTAGATTCAAACTCTTCTAACAACTTCCCCATCTCTTTAGATTCTAAATAATCATCCAAAGATTTAGGTATTTTATTCTCCCCCATAGAGTATATCTGATCTGTATCTGTAAGTTGTTTGTTATTGAACTTGTATACACAGATTGCTTGAAATTCTCCTACAAGTTCTTCTATAGTCATTTCAGCAGTAAGATATGTTATTTCAAAGTCTTCTATAGTTCCTTCTTTCCATTGAAAGAATGTATTATACATGAATAGGAAATTAACCCATTTAGTTTTACCTACCCCACTATCCGCCGAACAATTGTAGAGTTTAGCTTGTATATTAGGAAGATACTTCTTTAATTTAGGGAATGGTATAGGAATTCCTTTGTTTAATCCTTTCTTACCCCTTTCTCTTCCTTTTTTTGCAACATCTTTAAATCCCATAATTTACATTCTATCATTTAAGTCTATTTTATTAACATCTTTGAAGTCTTCTGATTCTAATAAGTAACCTTGAAATTTAGTCTCATTAAATAATGTTTCAATTCTAAGATACCTACGCATTCCAGGGTTTTCACCCCATTGACTGTATTTAACATCAATAATATTTTTTAAGTCTTTTACTGTAATTTTAGAATCCTGTAACATACCATTAATAGTACTTCTGTTAGATTTAGATGTAGTACTCAATCTTCTCTTAGATTTTAATATATCACTTAGATAATCAATTACTTCTGTTATGTCATCTTTACTACTCTCAAATAACCTTATAGTCTTACTTGTAGGATTATTTTCAAAGTCTAAGAATAAATCATATCTAAGTTTAACTACATATTGAGACATAGAATCAGTATCTACATGTTTGAATAACCCAAGTAACTTCTTTTCTTTTGAATATATAAGATAAAGAAGTATGAATACAGATAACTCTAGGTTATGTGATTCTTTCTTCTTTAAATATATATCTACCAATTTAGCTATATCCATTAGATTAAATCGAATTTAGCTACTTGTTCTAATTTCTTTGTGAAATTGGTATAGAATATATCTCTAATTTCTTCAGTTTCAAATGAGAATAATCGACTGAGCGAATAATTAGTATCTGTTGTTACTATACCTTTAAAAGATGAGATATACTCTTTCGGACATTCAGATTTCCAATCAGGCTGCCAACCATCTCTATATTCATCTCTAAACCTAATAAGATCAGCAAGGATTATGAAAGCTTCTGCTAATTCTTTAGAACTAAAACTAAACCTGTGTTTCTTAACTACTATGGTAGTTGTAGTATGTAGATTTACATTTTCATCTATAAAATATAACGTACTATCATCTTGTGTACTTTTTAACTCATCTAATGTTGTAGGATAAACTTTCTTTATCTTCTTAAATTCAATAATTCCTTTAGTTATATCAGACTTTTCTAAGTCTATCTCATAACCTTCTTCTGGTTTAATTTCTAGTTTCTTCATATTCTTTTTTAAGTTTTAAATAATGTGAGTATTCAGCTTTCTCAGCTTTGTCTTTTTCTTCTTTTAATTTAGTAGCTCTTTTCTCAAATTCTTCGTCAGTTTCTAATCTTTTAATGTAGCCTTCTATACCAATGTCCCCATATTTAGAGTTAGCTGAAAGGGTTATATCTGTACAGCCTTCAGTTTCTAATTCTTCTATTAAGTCTTTTATTTCTTTTATACCGTAAAAGCTATCAGACTCAAATTCTACACATTTTATGTATTTAAGTATGCTACGTTTTTCTATACTCATATTTCTTCTATATTAAGTGTTTTGATTAATTCTTTATTAATACCTTCTAATGCTTTATTGAGATATTCCGCATCTCTTGTATTCTTTATATAAAAGATGAATTGATCTGGGCTTGATTTCGATCTTAAAATCCTACCTAAAATTTGTGTTATATATCTTACAGTATTGGATAATTGTAGTATTACACCGGCTTCAATATCAGGAAGATTGTTTCCTTCCTGAAGCATTCCTACTGCATATAAAGAGTTTATCTTTTTCTCATTAAAGTTATTAATGATTTTTTGAGGGTTTTTCAATTTAGAATGTACGGCATTCTTTCCTCCTAATTCTTTAATTTGTTTTATAGATGCAGCAAAGCATATAAATCTTCTATCCCCTAGAGAGTCTATCAGTTTCTTGGCTACTTCTGTTTTTAAAGATGCTATATAGAACTTTCTAATGTTTCCTTGAAATAACCATCTATTCTTAGCCATTTTTAGACTTTCTCTTAATCTGTTAAGTTTATCCGGTGTTGCATATAGATTTTTACTTACTTCTATTTCAGATTTAATGTAACTAGCTTTTAATGATTCATAATACTGTGCAATATCGTTATATCTTTCTTGTTCTGTACAAAGTATAGTAATCTTATACTTCTCTTTAAGTTCTTTAGACTTTAAATACTTCCACCTATCTTCATAATTAACAGTTATAGGAATACTTCCTTTACCTATTGTATATTTTATAGTTGGTACAGTATCATTAAGTTCTAATGGAATTATATAAATATTAGGTTTAGGTAATATCTTATAATGAAAAGCTTGATTTAAGAATACTGAGTATAATACTATAGTTTCATTTATAACATTTATATTCAGTTCTTCTATATTATAATCAAACCTAGCTTCAGGGTTTTTCATACCGGCTATTTTTAGATGGGCATCATCTAATGTAGCGGATAACATTATAGATTTCTCTCTAATAATAGTTTTAGATATATTTAGTCGGTTTTTGCTAAAACAATGATGAAATTCGTCATAAACTATCCCTTTGTAACTCAACCCTTTATGCTTGTGTAATGAAGCATATAAAACTATCGTAACTCTATCTAATAAATACTCTTTGTCCCATTTCTTGAACTCTAGTTTCCAATTATCTATATGGTTGGTCTCATTTAGTACAAGTAACCACTTACCTTCGTATATATCAATAGCGTCTATAGCTACTTTGGTTTTACCTAATGAAGTACAAAACTCTAGGATCACCATCTTATAATTTGATAGTAATTCCAGAGCTTTATCTTGTATTATATCCCTATTCATTGAATACAGTATTAATCTTTACATTCTTAGGTTTTAACTTCTTACCGTTAGAGACAGTTATAAGATGAGATTTCTCATCATAAGAACCTACTCTTGTCTTACCGGTCTCTGGGTTTGTAATATTTACTCTTACTTTATTCTTTTCTTTTTTAGCCATTATTTTTGGTTATCTTTAATTGATGATTCGTTTTCTAACTCCTGGTCTTCTGTTAATTCGTCAGTCCAGTTGGTAAATCCATTATCTTCACAGCTTGTACAAGGTTCTTTTGTAGAAGAACAATCTATAGCTGCACAATTTGTACATGACCTCATATTTTATCTTTTAAATATTGCTACTAAATCTTGCACTAATATTGCAAGTAATAAAAACCCTCCAAAGAAATGCCAGAAGGATTGAAATATAAATTCTAGTATTGTCATAATTTTCTTAATTTAACATCCAAGGTTTAATACTGATTGAATAAGATTTATTAAATGCACCAGCTTTACTGAAGAAGGTTAAATCCTCTTCTAACATGGTATCACTATGACCATTAGAGAACTTTACTCTAAATGACACTTCATCTACTCTTGATGCGATTGCTATTCCAGTACTGTTAGTACTATTATTAGTAGCATTAACTCTAAATACCTCTGTTAGATTTTCCATAATTTAACGTTTAATTGTTTTATCATTTTCTACCATTTCTTTATGGAGTGCTGATAGTGCTCTTATACCCATTAAGAAGTTATAGGCAGTATTAGTAGGAACTCTTCCGTAATACTCTAAGAACTTATTTAAATAATTATTAAAAGGTATTGTAGGTAGTTCCGGTATTGGTGTAGCATCTATGACTTCCTCTTTGTTACCTTTTGTTGTTGTAGTCGAAGACCAATCTCCGGCACTAATATTATCTCTTGTGTTACTCATTAGTTTCTGTTAATTGTTTAAAAATCATTAAAATCGCATTATGTTCAGCTTTCTCAGGAGTATCTACTGGTTTATTAGTATATCCATCAATACCTTTCTGGAAGTGAGCGTCATACATATTAGCAACCTCGCTATAGTCTACATGAAAGTAATAACTATTTAAATTAAACCAAGCTAATAATCTTCCTTTGAATTCATACTTTAAAGGACAATCTTTTAGAAGGTTGTACCAATGTTCTAAAGTAGGTATAAGCAATTCTATTAATTTTGGATTACTTTGTTCTACTTTTTCAAATATCCAATCAATTAACTTGTTGTATGTAGGTGCTGATATAATATTTAGATTTTCATATAGTCCTGAACTTTTTAAACTATTACATTTTAAATAAAATTCATCTATACTGATTCCTTGTTCTAAGTTAGCTGTCCAAATTAAGCGGTCATTATCAAATAAAGAACCTTCCTCACTATAATGAGATAAAACTTCTTCATCAAATCCTTTTTCTTTAGCAGCTTTAGCCAATTGATTTGTTATTATATGTTTCATTTTAAAATAGTTTTAGTTTATTTAATCCAATGATTATCAATTTTAGCATCTACAACAATAGGTACATCTTTAAGTACTTCTGTAGCTGCTTGTATCATTAATTCTTCTAACTTAGGTCTCCAAGATTCTGCACAATCATTATGTGCTTCTGTTTGAATTTCATCATATACTGTTAATAATATGAAAGCATCCCAATTATTCCTATCAATCTCTTCTTGTACTAAGATTAATGCTCTTTTGATAACGTCACCATTTCCACCTTGCATGGGTGTGTTCTTTGCAGCTCTTTCAATTTCTCCTAACCAGTGACCTTCATGCACTTCTTTAAGATCTGGATTTTCTCTCATAGCTTCCCATTTAGGGAATTTCCTTATTCTTGTATAAGGTTTTGGTGTCATTATAAATCCTTTTTTCTTACCAAATTCTCCTAATGATGTTAGGAATTTCTGTACTTTTGGTACTTTTTTAAAGAATTTCTTGATAAGTTTTCTAGCTTCATCTACAGATACTAGAATTGTTGCAGCTAGTTTGTATTCTGACATCCCGTAGGCTAGACCGAAGTTAATAGTCTTCTGTACATCTCTGTAAGTCATATCAGGGTTAGCATAAAATGGTTTTCTTACATCTTCTATTGGTATATCAAATGTTTCGCTACATAATACAGAATGTAGATCTCCACCTTCTCTAAATGTTTTTAACCATAAAGGATCTTGCGATAAGGATGCTATGAACCTTAATTCAAATCCACTATAATCTCCTCCTACAATCTTGTAGTTCTTATTTCTAGGTATAAAGCATTCTCTAATAACCTTAGCTACTTTACCTTTAGAAGGTATTTGTGCTAAGTTTGGATTAGACATACTTATTCTACCTGTTGATAAGATTTGAAAGATGTTAGGGTGTAGCTTACCTGTTACTTTATTAATTTTTTCTAATAAAGATTCTCCAAAACTTTCATTTAACTTTTTATACTTATTATAAGCTAATAACAGAGGTACTAAGGTATTTTCATGTTCTATTTCTTTAAGTATTTGTGCTCCTGTGCTTTTTACATTCACACCTAAAGTATTTAGTATTCCTAACTTTTGTGCTGGTGAACCCCAGTTTATGTTAAGTTTAGCAGGCTCAAACATATTGTATTGTGTCACAACTTGTATGTATTTTTCACCTGCTTTAAAACCTTTCAATCCTTGCTTTAGTACAGAATTTTCCATAGCTACTACATAATTAGCTATTTCAGTATTAACTGTTTGAAGTACTTCTTTTCTGTACCTTTTCTCATCAATGTTAAAACCATTGTATAACATCCTAGCAAATACTTTTACAACTACCATTTCAAGATAAACAACATCCCAAGATGAATTATATTTATCTATATGGTGTTGTAAAGCTTCCATTTGCTTTCTTTTTATCTTATGGAAATACATAACGTCATCAGCACCGTATTGTATTACACGGTTTGATAATCCCTCTATAGCTATCAGATTCCGTACTGATTTGTCTCTAGTAACTTTACAATATTTTTTAGTAACATCTGCAAGGCTAATCTTACGTTCAGCAAGATATCCTAAATCATATTTATCTAACTCTGCAATTGTTTGTTTATCCCCCAATCCTGTAGTTAATAGCATTTCAGCTAACTGAGTATCCCATATTTTTGTAGGGAATATTCCATAGTGGTATAAGAATCTAAGATCAAATTGTGCATTAGCTATTATTAAGGTTTTTCTTTCTAATAGCTCTTTATAGTTAAGTATATTGGTTGTACCAACATCTACTACTATTTGTAAAGTAGCATTTCCTAACTGTATTGATACTATGTCACATGTATGTGGGTCAAATCCTCTAGTTTCGGAGTCAAAACCCATATCTACACATTCCATAGAGTTTAAAAAAGTAAGAGATTCTTTTATTGTTATAGTTTTAAACCTCTTACTTTCTTTTCCTACAATATATATCATTATAAAACACTAAAAGTTCTAAATTTAGTTTTAATCAAATTACTCCTACTTATACCAAAAGCAAGTACTGCTTTCTTTAGTTCTGGTATCTTATTGATTCCATTAGAATCTTCAGAATATTGTAGTTCTGATTTGATACGTATGATTCTTCTTCTTTTAGGTTTATCTTGATTTTTCATTGTTTATGTTTTATGGTTAAGGTTTAAAGTAAGGAGTAGCCTAAACTACTCCTATATTAAATTAAAATGGTGAATCTTCTACTACTTTTTTACCGGTAGTGTTGAATGTCACCTCTTCTATTTTATCATCTTCAGTAGTGGTTTCTGCTACAGAATTAAATGAAAATGAAGTTCCCTCAGATACTGGAAGAGGTGCAATTGATTTCACAATTAGCATTTTTTCCCCATCTTTATTTTTATGCCATTTAACATTAGCAAAAACTTCTTCATCGTATTCAGGAACCCAATTAGGTTCTACACCATCGTTAACCCAAAGGTTAATTGTCATGTTGTTGTTTGTTGCATCTTGATAGCGTTTCTCGGCTAATGCAGTTTTTGCATTCTCAAAATGCCATTTGGTCATAGCATTTAGATTCACAATGTAGGACACAGATCCAGTTTCTTCATTTTCATGTAGAAATACGTTTCTTACTGTAACTGGGTACTTTCCAGGTGCTATAATACCTGTTCTTTTTTCTAAAATCTTTACTGCTGTCTCTTTGTTTAATTCAAATAAATTTGCCATAATTTCTAAAGTTTTATATAATTATTTAAAAGTGCTTACTCTTTATAGGATTTTCAGCTACGTCCTTATATTATTTACTTCTTTTATATTCTTTTAATTCGTGCTCACTATCAAACCTAGAATATAGGTCAGACAGTCTATCATTTACAAATTCTAATATACTAAGTACTTCTTCTTTTGTATACATATCTTTAGTATGTAATTCCTTAGCTTCTTTTGAATTTGCTCCGGCTTTAAATGATTGTATAGGTATTTGCCGTATTGAAGGGAAGTGCCTTTTGGTAAATTCTTCAGCAGCTTGTCTTATTTTTTTCCATAATTTTTATTTTTAAATGATTAATATTTGTGAACACTACAGGACTCGAACCTGTATTTTCTTCAAAAAAGAAGATGTTTTATTCATTATTACTAAGTGTCCATTAAATAACAAAGTACATACTGTATCATCTTTATGTTACAAGATGTGAGGTTTCTTTCCCTCTCTCAGATATATATAGCTTTTCATCTGCATATGCTATACTAGAGCTATGAATAGAGTATCAAACTCTACGTGCAGTTCTCTGTGAACCCTCCCTCTTCACCACCGGTTCTACTCTGTCTTGTTACAATAGAAATTTCAAACTAAATTGTAACTGTAGTTAATATTATTGTATAGTGTAATAAAAACCCTCACGCTATTAAGCAATGAGGGTAAACTAAAAATTATGAAAACTAGTACCCTCACATGGAATTGAACCATGACTACCCTTATTAGGATCTTACGATGCTATATTTTATAGCTAGTAACCATTGAAGGTATATAAAATACACACACAATAACTTAAGGTCTTAATTTTAAGCTATCATGTGTGTAATAATTTTTGTCTTCATTAAAACTCTAGCACCAATATGCACGTATATATACTAGAGAGTTCACTTAGTGAATTATTGGTATCCTGATTTAAACTAACCTAAGTTAGAACTAGCAGAATAAGTTTTTTATCTATTTGGATTCTTGTCAAGTTATGGTACCTCTATTCCTCTATATTATTATTACCGTATAACCACTCTCGTAGGTCACTCAGATTGGATACTGAGATAAATGGCTAACTAGACCATTTTAGGTTATAGTATAGACTATGTTGTAGAGATTAAATGTTTTAGTATAAATTGTGCATGACAGTATGGTCTGCTCATTCTTTTATAGTTTATAAGTTGTACTTAAGTTGTACTTAGGTTACTCTGGCTTGTCTATTTTGTACATACTTCATTACTATATCTATATTCATACTCAGACTTCCTAGAGAATCTTTCTTAATACCTATCTAGTATACTAGAGTTTGTGTATTCCTATATTACATCTTGTTTAGTTTAACGCAGTTACTAATTATGATAATTGTAGTTTTTATCTTAATTTCAATTTGGTTATTTTTATATCATTTATTTGAACAGTTTCTTGAATTACATACTTAGTTCTAATAACAACATGAAATAATTTAATTGGTTTCTTTGGCATAGTTGTAAGTTTTAGTTTAGTTAATTGTTTTAGCACCCTCATTTCTAAGGGTCAAAGTAGTATTAACTAGTCACCTAGTATCGTACATTATCTACTTCAAATTCATCTTATCTTTTCCTTATACTTATAACCCTAACTGGTCTATATAAAGATTAACCTTGCAGGGGTCAGGCAAGACTTAGATTCATTTGTGCTGAGAGCGCATTATAGATTGTGACCATACTTCAGACTATTTCTAGAATGTTGTTTTACGTCATACATTATGTAATATCCATATAGAATAATACCCTAACTTTCTCAAGGTTAGCAATCTATCTTGTAATTGCTCATAAGTAAGTTTAAAGACATTATGTTTGGTCTTAATTATGTTTAACTATAATATTTAACTCTTCTAGCTTTTTTCCAAGCTAGTCTTTCTTCCGGAGTCTTTTTGCAAATCTCAGCACTTTGTGGTCTGATTGTTAGTGGTCTTAACCCTTCCATTGTTAATTGGAAAGGGCTGAGATTAGCTATACTTCTATGGTCTTGTTTTTTATCTGTTTTCATTTTATTATTATTATTATATGGTTAAAATCTTCTGTTTTTAAATCTTTATTTAATTTACTTATTATGTCTTCTAGTATCTCTTCCGCTTGAAAGATGTTATAAGCAAAGAGAATGAAGGACATATTCTTATCTTCTTTGTTTGTGAATAGATATTCTTTTTTATGAGTCATTCTCTTAATTATAGTTTCTAGCTCTTATATAAAGAACTGTAAATAGTAAAGCTGATATCAATGCTATTGTCATTATAATGCTATTTAATATAATACTATTAGTACTTGTAGTATCATACTTTGTTAATAACTTCTTCTCTACATTAAAGACATACATTATGTCTTTGTGTCTAATACCATATGTGGTTGTAGGTTCTGCTATTTTAAGCTCTCCCAACACCTCTTGAGGTATTATTGTGGTATGTGTAGGTGTATTGGCAATTGCGAAAGTACT